CTCGAAAAATTCTCCGGGGGTGATATTCTGAGGGCTTTTCTACCTCCAAAGGTGATATATGAGACCCTAAACTACACTAAAACTACAATAAATCTCTTATAGAAGTGCGTTATAGCGATACCAATCGTGCTTTGAACTTTCTGATCTCCTTTAGTTTGAAGTATTCTCCTCGCCGCACACTCTCCTCTCTTGTGTTTTTACCTTGCTATAGCGTGCTTCTATAAGGGATTTATTAAAGAAAGGGGCAAAATTGTATGGCTAAAAAGAAAGCCACTGATATTAAGCTGGATCAGCCGGCATTTAAACCTGCAATGAGCCCGGAAGCGAGGGAGAATCAGCTCATTGCGCTTGCTTATGACTTGGTCGAGCAGCGTTTGCGGGATGGAACAGCTACATCACAGGAGACAACACACTTTCTCAAACTGGGTTCGAGAAAAGAGAAGCTTGAAGAAGAGATATTACAGGAGCAGAAGAAGCTTATGACGGCTAAGACAGAAGCCCTGCAGTCCTCAAAGCGTGTTGAGGAACTTATCTCGAATGCTATGGACGCGCTTAAGACATACGGCGTCTCAAATGGAGATCAACTTGAGTAGAAGCTACTCTGAACTGATATTATTGCCGTCATTTAAAGAACGATTTGACTACTTACAGTTAAAAGGAAACGTATGCGACGCAACATTTGGCGGTCACAGATATTTGAACCAGATGCTGTATAGAGATCCAGAGTGGAAGTCTGTTCGGAGAGGAATAATCATACGAGACAACGGATGTGACTTGGCTCACCCCGACTATGAACTGATATTTCAGTCGGCGTTTGTTCATCATATGAATCCGATAACAATTGAAGACATTCTTCAAAGGGATCCTAAAGTCTTTGACCCTGAGAACCTGATAACAGTTTCGTTTAACACACATCAGGCAATACATTACGGGAGTGAGGATCTACTTCCTAAAGATCCTGTTGAACGAAAGCCATTCGACACCTGTCCTTGGAAGGAGTGATATTTTGGACAGCAGTATTCTAAACGATGTTAAGAAAGCTCTTGGTTTATCTGAAGATTACACTCCATTTGACCAGGACATAATCATGCACATCAACACTTTTCTTGGAGTGCTGAATCAGCTTGGAATTGGAAAGCCGTTTCATATAGAGGACGACTCTGCTACATGGTCCGAGTTCCTCGCAGATTCACAAATCGACCTTTATGCTGTTAAAACATTCCTGTATCTAAGAGTAAGGATGGTTTTCGATCCGCCTGCAAGTTCAAATGTATCACAGGCAATTCAGCAGACTATTGATGAGCTCACTTGGAGACTTAACGCAGCCGTAGATCCGACACCGGAGGCATAAAAATGTCTTTTGTTTATTACAATGCGAATCCTGTCAACAAGAGAACAAGTGATTGCACGGTAAGAGCCATTTCAAAAGCCATGAATCAGACATGGGAAGACACTTATGCAGATTTATGCATGGTTTCTTATTACTTACATGAGATGCCTTCAACCAATAACTCGTGGGATGAGTATTTGCAGATGAACGGCTTTAAAAAGCAGTACATTCCTAATACTTGTCCGCGTTGTTACACCATCTCTGACTTTTGCAGAGAGCATCCGTACGGAACTTATATTTTGGCAACGGGTTCGCATGTTGTAGCCGTCGTTAACGGTAACTACTACGACACATGGGACTGTGGAGATGAAGTCCCAGTGTTCTATTGGCGAAAGGAGATCTGACAATGCCACAATACTATCCACCTCAATACACTAGCGCTGGGTATTACCAACAGAACGCTCAGCAACAACAGCAATCTTCAAGCGGAAACTTTATTACAGTTCTTGTTAGCAGTGAAAGTGAAATGATTAACTATCCTGTTGCAGCAGGATTCACCGTTTTGCTTATAGACTTTGAGCATAAGAAGTTTTGGCTCAAATCAACAGCTATGAACGGAGTTCCTCAGCAGCCTAGATCATTCAGCTTCACTGAGGAAGCGCCTAAAATTCAAAATGAGGAGCAATCCGTATCCAGAAAAGAGTTTGATGAGTTGAATGCTAAACTTGACAAGCTTGTAGCAGCGTTAGGAGGTAATGAGTAATGTATAACAACAATCCGATCTTTAACATGTTTGGTGGCTTTGCAAATTTTATTAATCAGTTTAATCAGTTCCGACAGAACTTCATGCAGAGCGGAATGAACCCGCAGCAGAAGGTTCAGGAACTATTAAATTCTGGCCAGATGACCCAGGAACAGTTCAACCAGTTAAGAGGCATGGCTAACCAGATCACCGGTCGGAGGTAACTATACACTTATATTTTCAAAGAAAGGACATTTGGTATGGGTTTAACAGATGGTACTGGACTCTCTGCTGCTGATGTCGCTGCTGTAACTGGCAATAATGGCGGTTTCGGTGGATTCAACGGAGACGGAGCTTGGTGGCTTTTGGTTCTGTTCCTGTTTGCCTTTGGAGGCAATGGATGGGGCGGAGCGAATAGTGGAGCAGGCCCTGTAAACATTGTTGAAAGTGGAATGCAGCGAGGATTTGACCAGCAGGCTGTAATGACTGGACTCAACGGAATTTCCGGAGCTCTTTCTGATGCTGCGGTAGCACAGGCTAATCAGACAGCATCTATTCTTCAGGGATTCTCTGGTGTTCAGAGTCAGATCGCAAACACAGGTTTCAATCTGACAAACACGATGATGCAGAATGAAATGGCTAGACAGCAGTGTTGCTGCGATACGAAGCAGGCTATCGCTGATCTGAAGTACACGATTGCTACAGAAAACTGTGCTGATAGAGCCGCAATTTCAAATGGCATCAGAGATGTGATCGCAAACCAGAATAGCCTGGCACAGAACATTAAAGACATGCTTTGCCAGCAGGAGATTGAAGCTCTTAAGACACAGAACAACAATCTTCAGACGCAGCTCAACATGTATACGCTTGCTGCAAGTCAGAACGCTCAGACTGCACAGCTTATTCAGGACAATAATGCTCAGACCACAACTCTCATCAATAGGATCGCGCCTTATCCGGTGCCTTCTTATACGGTTCCTAATCCTTATGCAACTCCTACAACTACTACCTAAGTTCGTTGAGGAGGAAAGTTCAAAATGGATAGAATTTCAAAAGATACGCTGGAGATGCTCGATGAGCAGATTAAGAAGATTAACAAAAAAGGCGACATCTCACCTTCAGAGCTTGAAGTTCTGTGCAAGGCATATGAGCTTCGCAACATGCTGATGTGCGATGAACAGCCTTACGACGAAGGTTCAGCGATGTATAGCGATTATGGTGGCCATTACACGAGTAGCAGAAGGTCACCAGTTACTGGTCGTTACGTAAGTCGCGGTTCGGCCTCCATGATGCCGATGCCTTCTGACTATGGAATCAGAAACAGCGGTCATAGCATCCGAGACCGGATCGTTGCGTGCCTTGAAGGCATGTATGATACGGCAACGACGGAGCATGAACGAGCTATTCTCGACGAAGAGATTCGTAGCCAGAAAAGCAAATCGTAAATAATTTTTAGAGGGATGGCTCGCGCTGTCCCTCTTTTATATTTCTATGGAGGACGGCGATGAACCCTGAAACACAGATGATTGTTACCGCGCTGATCTCGGCAATAACGTCTTCCGGGGTTATGTCGTTAATCATTTACTTGATTCAGCGCAGAGACAAGAAGAAAGAAAGAGAAGAGGCCATGAATTCTGCTCAGAGCAGAATGCTCCTTGGGCTTGGACATGACAAGATTGTATATTTGACTGACAAATTCGTTAGACGCGGATCCATTACGCTCAAGGAAAAACGGAATCTCGAGTTTCTTTGTAAACCGTATTTCGATTTGGGCGGAAATGGTGACTGCAGAATAGGGTACGACGCTTGTCAGAAATTACCTGTTATTTCCGACGATGAAGCGGAAAGACACGATATAGAGCTAAAGCGAAAGGAGTACGGCATTGAAATTAAGTAACAAGACATATGACATTCTTAAATGGGTAGCTCAGATTCTTATTCCGGCATTAGCCACTCTGTATTTTGCTTTGTCAAAGATTTGGGGATTCCCCTTTGCTACAGAGGTTGTAGGAACACTGGCAGCAGTTGACACATTCCTTGGCACAATCCTTGGAATTTCAACGTCCAACTACAATAAGGATCTCGAGCTTAATAAATAAGCTATGACATACTACGCGGTCGTTAGAAACGACAAACATTTAGAGCATCATGGCATAAAAGGCCAAAAGTGGGGCGTAAGACGTTTCCAGAATAGTGACGGTTCTTTAACTCCTGCAGGACGTGAACGTTATGGTTCTGAAGAAGGCTCTCCTAACTCTGACGGGTCATATAAAGTTCAGAGATCCAACGGTAAAGCGCCTAACGGACGATTTGAGGATAAATTTAAAGAAGACTGGGACGTCAGTGAAAATCAAGACGAAATCAATAGATATGCTAAGCTCATGAAAGAAGTTGAGCATAATAGTTGGGACTGGTATAACGACAAAGCTAAGAGCCCAGCCCAAAAAAAACTAGAGGCAGAACGAAAAAAAGTTACTGCTTCTGAACTAAAAAAGTTCGATAAAGAGAACGCCGAAGAAAAGAAACGTGTTGACGGTAGCTGGGCTGCAATAGAAAAAGAGTATCAAGATCGCCAAGATAAAGCAGTCGAAAAAGCCAGAAAATTCACGCCTAAGTTTTTACAAACTGAAAGCTGGGAGAAAGAAATACGCCGCAATGCTCGATATGCTATGGGCAACGATATGTCTTATTTGAAACGAAGGGATAAAGTATGGGACGAACGTCACGCGTTTTATAACAAACGCGACGCTGTAAAAGAATCGGTTAAAGACAAATACGATGAGAAAATGCTTGGTCAGGTTTTAAAAGACTTGGGCTATGAAGACACACTGAAGGGTCGAGATCGTATACGAAACGTTGTCTTTTGGGATTAATAAGGAAAATTCAAAATGAGCGAATATTACGCTGTAGTCAGGAGCCCTTCGCTCATGCATCATGGAGTAAAGGGACAGAAACACGGGGTTCGGCGGTTTCAGAATCCTGATGGAACATGGACCGAACTTGGAAAGAGACTTAGGAGAGCCGCTGATGGTTCTCGTGATATTGTAAAAAAAGGAATCAGCAGGTTTGCAATAAAACGTAAACCTAAAAAGTCAGCTGAAGAACGTATTGCTGAAATTAAGGCAAAGAAAGCCGAACGTGCTGAACAAGAAAAGCAGAAAGCTATTGTCAGCGGTGACGTTAAAGCTATAAAAAAGCACGCTTCAGAGATGAGCGATCAGGAGCTCAGAGCAGCGGTAGACAGAGCGGCAACTATGAAGAGGCTTTCAGACTTAGAGAAGCCTAAAAAGAGCATTGTTGACACAGTAGCTGACGCTATAAACACTGGCGTCAAATTAGGAAGCGCTGTGACTAATGCGAAGAGGACGATAGACAGCCTTACAGAAGCATTCAAACCGGAAGAAACCGAAGAAGAAAAGAATAGTAAGAGAGCCAAGGCCATCGCTGACAAGACCGTTGATGCTATCATGAAAGACAAGAATCTTGATTCTGCAGAACGTGGTAAACGGGCATATGCAGCATACTACGAGACACTTGATAGCGCATCAGCTTACGAAAAAGAGCGTAAACAGAAGAAGGCACGGGAAGCTATGCGACAGAAAGAAATGGACGATCTTAAGAAACGACTTGAGAAAGAGCATCAGAGAACTGCTGAGGAGAAGTTTGACGAAAACCTTAAGAAAGCTGCTGAAAAGAAGAAGAAGCCTTGGCGCTTTGTAGACTAATAAGGAGGTCTGAGATTGTTATCGAATACTGCCGTACCTAAATACTACGGCAAATTTCGAGATGCTGTTATCAGAGGAGAAATTCCTGTATGCAGAGAGATCTCCATGGAAATGAACAGGATTGACGATCTGATAGCAGATCCAGCAATTTACTACGACGACGAAGCTGTCGAAGGATGGATCAGGTTTTGTGAGAATGAGCTCACATTAACTGACGGTTCTGATTTGTACCTTCTGGACTCATTTAAGCTGTGGGGAGAGCAGATATTTGGATGGTACTATTTCACAGATCGTTCGGTTTACGAACCATATCCAGACGGCGGCGGCCATTACATTACAAAAAGGATCAAACGAAGGCTTATTAATAAGCAGTATCTCATCGTTGCACGAGGTGCTGCCAAGTCAATGTATGAATCTTGCATTCAAGCGTACTACGCTACAGTAGACACATCTACGACACATCAGGTTACTACTGCTCCAACAATGAGACAGGCCGATGAAGTCATGTCACCGTTCAAGACAGCAATCATCCGATCACGAGGACCTCTGTTCAAATTTTTAACAGAGGGATCAATTCAAAATACCACCGGTTCAAGAGCAAACAGAGTGAAGTTGGCTTCTACTAAGAAGGGTATTGAGAACTTTCTTACTGGAAGTCTTCTTGAAGTGCGCCCGATGTCGATCGACAAACTCCAGGGTCTAAGATCCAGGATTAACACGGTTGACGAATGGCTTTCTGGCGACATCCGGGAAGACGTCATCGGCGCTATTGAACAGGGTGCAAGTAAAAATGAGGACTACCTTATTCTTGCAACAAGCTCAGAAGGCACAGTCCGAAACTCTGTTGGCGACACGATCAAGATGGAATTGCTGGACATTCTGAAGGGTAAATACGTCGCTCCGCACACGTCGATTTGGTATTACAGGCTAGACGATATTAAAGAGGTCGACGACCCGGCAATGTGGATCAAAGCCAACCCTAACATTGGTAAGACTATTTCATACGAGACATATCAGCTTGATAAGGAAAGAGCAGAGAATGCTCCGGCCACAAGGAATGATATTCTTGCCAAACGATTTGGAATTCCTATGGAGGGTTATACATACTTCTTCACTTATGAAGAGACAATTCCGCATCGTAAACATGAATTCTGGCAGATGCCTTGTTCTATGGGTGTTGACTTGTCTCAGGGTGACGACTTCTGTGCTTTCACGTTCCTGTTCCCATTAGGAGATGACAATTTCGGAATTAAAACTCGAAGTTACATCTCCGAAAGAACGCTGATGAAACTTCAGACCGCGATGAGAATCAAGTATGAAGAGTTCATCAATGAAGGAACCCTGATGGTTCTTGATGGGACTACGTTGGACATGACTGAGGTGTACGACGATCTGGATCGCTTCCTTAATAATAATACTTACTACGATGTTCGTTGTGTTGGATATGACCCATACAACGCCAGGGAGTTTATAGAGCGATGGTCTAGTGAGAATGGACCGTTTGGTATTGAGAAAGTAATCCAGGGAGCCCGGACAGAATCTGTTCCTTTGGGCGAACTGAAGAAGCTGGCTTCAGATAGAAAGCTGATCTTTGATGAAGAACTCATGTCCTTCACGATGGGCAACGCTATCACGATGGAAGATACGAATGGTAACCGGAAGTTGCTGAAGAAGAGAAACGAGCAGAAGATCGATAATGTCTCAGCTCTTATGGATGCATGGGTTTCATACAAACTTAATAAGGACGCGTTTGAATAAGGAAAAATCAAAATGAGTGAATATTATGCAGTTGTCAGAAGCTGCTCGCTTTCACATCATGGCATAAAAGGTCAGAAGTGGGGCGTAAGGCGCTTCCAAAACGAAGACGGTTCATTAACCGCTGAAGGAAAGCAAAGATATTTGACATCCGTTGTTCGCTTTTCAGATAAGAGAGTAGAGAAGGCTGAAGCTAAATACAATAAAGCAAGAGAAGCTTATGATGCAGATCCGACAAACCGCCGCGCTATGAAAAGATATTTCAGAAGTGGTAAACGGCTTCTCAATGCTGCTAGTCAGCTGACAAGCGAACATGTAATAGAAAAACAGAATGCTGAGAAACGCCAAAGTAAAGCAGAAGGCAAAGGGGACAGTTACAAAGCCGAACAGGCTGCCGCGGTTGCTAACAATTCTGCTAGACAAATGGGAAAAATGACAGCAATAGGTATGAAAGCCACCAGCGAATTGATATCTCGAGGAGCAAATGTAACGGTAAAGAGCACTACCAGAACTGCTGCTACTGGAAAGAGTATTCTCACTTCTGTCGGAATGACAGTCGCTATGAACACATTACTGCCGGTAAGAGGATTCGTATCAGTCCGTGAAGCCGTTGTTGGAAGTAAGTTTAAAGTAAAAGAGGCAAAAGGATCAACTCCTCAATTCATAGACAAACGTGGAGGCTTTGGCTATAGGAATACTAAAACGGGTGACCGATTGGGCTATTTAAAATGACATACTACGCAGTTGTTCGAAGTAATGAATATTTAGAGCATCATGGCATAAAAGGTCAAAAATGGTATGTTCGTCGTTTTCAGAACGAAAACGGAACTCTTACCACGGCTGGTCGTGAACGTTATGGCGTAAAACGGTATCGTAAAGAAGCTGTTAAGTTTCAGAAAAAACTTGATAAGGTCGCTCAACGCGGCGAACGTGACGAATACTTTAGAGAAGCAAGAACTATTCCTGAAGGCACTATAATGTATAGAGTCACAGCTGCTGCGTGGAAAAACGGCGAAAAACCGTCAACCGCAGATGATGGCCAAAGCAAATCAACGTACGTTACATATTTAACTCCAGATAGAAACTTCTATAATCAAAACAAATTCGTATTAGAAAAAACCCTAGAAAAATATGGACGAGAACATGGCATAAAAACTGAAGAAGAAGCAAAAAATGTAAATTACGATCAGTATGAGCATACTTATACGCTGAACACAGATCTTAAGCTTCCTTCTCGAAAAGAAACAGAAGAAGTTATTCACGATGTCGTGATTAAAGACAAGTCTTTATATAAAAAAGCCATTAGTAAGTACGTAGAATTCGAAGTACCATTTACATTAGAAGGAATAGCTGCGAAGGAGATCGGCTCTAAGTCCGACTATGATGAAATTGTAAAGAGGCGAATAACTGAAACACTAGAAGAAAACAAGTATAAGTCTATATCTGAAGTTTCTACGCAAGTATCAATAATGTTCGGTGCAATGCCAGACGTTAAAAATAAAGTTATAAATGAGCTTTCCAAACGAGGATATAATGCCATGACAGATGAAGCTGGTGTCGGAGGTAGGTTCGGTTGGAAAACTGAGGGCATGGATCCACTTATTGTTTTTGACAAATCGGTTCTAAAGGAGACAAAAGTACGAAGCACTTTGTCCGATACCTTTTCCTTAGAAAAAGCACAAAGAGTACAAAACTGGCAGCAGAAAGCCGATTATTATAAACACATGCATGGTAACGAATGGTAGGAAATTCAAAATGAGGAGGATTTGGCATGAGAATTATTTGGGATGAAGAAGATGTCCGACTTTACAGAATGGGTGTCGATCGTGTCGTTATCTATCCTCATAACAACGGCAGCTATAAGTCTGGAATTCCTTTAAGCGGTGTTACTGATATTTCCATAACACCGGCTAATGAGGTTTCTACTCTCTATACCAACGACTACAAAGTCAAAGAAATGCCGACTTATGACGAGATCGATGGATCAATGACGATGTATCATATGCCACACGCATTGCTGTCGTTGATCGGCCAGGATACGTCGGGTCCCGTAACACTGCATCAACAGGGGTACGGGTCATTTGGCATGTGTTACAGAACGCTGATCGGAGATGCTGGAAATTATTTACTTACCATTGTATTTGTATGCATTCCGACTTCTTATAAGCACGATCATGCAACTGTTTCTGATCAAATCGAACCTGGCTCTTTCACGTTAGATTTTACATGTTTACCTAAAGATTACGACCCCGACACTTTGGTTCCATTTTATGCAATGACACTATATTCTTTTGAACTCGGACTCGAGACAATGAAGAATATTGAAGACATACTTTATGGAACAGAAGACGCCGATCCGCGATTTCTTGATATAGACGATGTCTTTGATGCTATAAAACGAGCTAGAGCTCAAACCGCAGGCTATCCAGATCCAGGCCTTTACCCGCATAACGATTTGTATCCGGGTATATCGTTTGGAATAGTTGGATCTGCTGTTGTGGATTCTGGCATAGTTGGGTAATTAAAAGGGAGGATTATATGCCTTATACAACAATTAATTGGGAAAACCTCCCATCGGTGCAAACACCAATAAACGCAGAAAACCTGAACCATATGGACGAAGGCATTGCGGATGCCAACGATAAGGCCGATTCCATCAACAACATTCTACATACCGTTGCATTCGGTGCAGAGCCTACGATTCTTAGCGTTGGTAACTTAGATACAAAGAAAGATTTGGGGTACTTTCTAATCCCAGAAAACAGCAGTGTAACGAATTGCCCGATATCGAAACCATGCGTTCTTATCATTTCTAAGCAGGGCGCTGATGGATCTGTTCGCCAGACGGTCCTTGGCGATCTAATGGTTAGCCCAGAGATTCATACTAGGATTCTAACAAAACGTTCAGGATCATTGCTGCCAGCTTGTGGTCCTTGGTTCCATATCGCTAATTCTACAGATGTTAGTGATATTCTTGATGGTATCTCAATTACAAGATTAGACACTAACATTAAGACGTATATAGACGGTCTTACTGCTGGCTTTTCAGAGAAGATCATGTATAACGCCACTGCTGATGCTGAAGACGTAGGTGCTCCGTCATCTACAAAGCTCTGTCTTTATATTTGCAATAAATTAGAGAAGAACACAATCCTGGTATTAGCGATCGGGGTTGACTTCGCCAGCAACGATTTGGAATTCTGGACCATGACAAAGAACTCGGGAACATGGAGTTCATGGAAGAGCCTTTCTCAGGGTGACACTGTCGAGATAGCCGATAACCTTGACACAACAATCCAGGGTAAAGCGTTGGACGCTCGACAGGGTAACATTCTTAAAACGATGATCGAGACCAATGCAACTTTAATCGACGGTCATACAGCATCTCTTAATAAATTGTCTGGTTTGGCTAACTATTCAGTTGCAAATAATCTTACAACTGCTTCCGCCGGATCTAAAGTTCTTGACGCATATCAGGGAAAACTTCTTCAAGACAAGATAACCGCATTGTCTAACAAAATAGATAGCTTGATTATTAAAGCCGGGGATACTGTGACATTTACAGGTTTTGTTGAAGGAACGCTAAGTAACGGCTATAAGAATATTTACTTTACATTACCGGTTAAAAAGATAATTACCGCCTCTTCTGTTACATGTGATGCCAGAACAAGTCTGTCCATTAGGCAGAATAACAAATACCTTGGTGGAACGACAGCTACGACTCCTGTAACGTGGCCGAGTGCTATAAAGGTTGAGGCTATTTCCATTAATAACATGGGTATCAATGTGAACTTGAGTAAATCCAACGGCTTTGGCGGGATTAACAATGATCCGGTTGCTATTTACATTAAATTTACACTGAAATTTTCTTAAGGAGTAAAATTCAAAATGGGCTTTTTAGACAGGCTTTCTCATGGCTGGAACGCTTTTATTGGTCGAGATCCGACCAAGAATTATATTCCGTATGGAGTAGAAAGCTATTATCGCCCTGATCGTATACGTCTAACACATGGAAACGAGCGATCCATTGTAAACGCGACTCTGAATCGTATTGCTGTTGACTGCGCTGCGATTTCAATCGAACATGTTAGGCTTGATGAAGATGGAAGATACAAAGAACTCATACCTTCCAGGCTTAATGAATGCCTTTGCACGTCAGCAAACGTCGACCAGACAGGAAGAGCGTTCTTACAGGACGTCGTTATGTCCATGTTGGACGAAGGTGTGGTTGCAGTTGTACCTGTAGAGACAACCAGCAACCCGTTAAACAGCTCTTATGATATTTCACAGTTAAGAGTTGGCAAAGTTGTGGCTTGGTATCCGAACGACGTCAAGGTCCGACTTTACAATGAACGAACAGGACAGAAAGAAGAGATTGTATTGCCAAAAGCTATGGTGGCATTACCTGAAAATCCCTTCTATAGCATAATGAACGAGCCAAACAGTATCTATCAGCGGCTTGTTCGAAAACTTAATCAGCTGGATGCAATTGATGCACAGTCAGCATCTGGCAAGCTCGATCTGATTATTCAGCTTCCTTATGTGATTAAGACAGAAGCTCGTAGAATTCAGGCCGAAAACAGACGTAAAGAAATAGAGATGCAGCTTTCCGGATCTCGTTATGGTATTGCATATACCGACGGTACAGAACGTATCACGCAGCTTAACCGTGCTGTTGAGAACAATTTGTTTACGCAGATTGAGTATTACACCAACATGCTTAATTCTCAGCTTGGTATGCCGCCGAGTGTGTTTGACGGAACAGCGGACGAAGCTGTTATGCTGAACTACCACAACCGGACGATCGAGCCGATCGTGGCAACACTGGTTAATGAATTCAGACGTAAGTTCTTAACCAAGACAGCACGTACACAGGGACAGTCCATCATGTACTTTAACGATCCGTTTAAACTTGCAACTGTTTCTGACATTGCTAATAACGCTGACAAGTTCATTCGTAACGAAATCCTTACTAAGAATGAATTTAGACAGATTATTGGCTATAAACCTTCTTCTGATCCTACTGCTGACAAGCTTCAGAACCCGAACATGCCGGTTCAGGACCAGGAAGGAGCTAAAAAACCTACCGAAGCTGAAGATGAGAATTTACCAGCTGAAGAGTAGAAAGGACAAAATTCAAAATGAGCAAGAAACGTTACGATTTTAGTGGTTGGGCCACTAAGAACGATCTCAAATGCGCTGACGGCCGAACTATTCGCCAGGACGCGTTTAAAGATTGTGATAATCAGACGGTTCCGCTTGTGTGGGGTCATGATCATGGCTCGCCTAACAACGTTTTAGGCCACGCTCTTCTGGAAAATAGACCGGAAGGTGTGTATATGTATGGCTCTTTTAACGATACAAAAGAAGGCCAGCACGCAAAGGAACTGGTTCAGCATGGAGACATTAAATACCTTAGCATTTATGCAAATCGTCTTCAGCAGCAGGCAGGAAACGTTCTTCATGGCATGATCCGTGAGGTCAGTTTGGTATATTCAGGAGCGAATCCTGGCGCGTTTATTGACAACGCCGTGCTTTCTCACAGCGATGGCTCGTTTACAGAGATTGAGGACGAAGCTGTGATATTTGCTGGTGAGTCCATTGAACTTTACCATTCAGATGACGACGGAGAAGCTGAGGACAAGTCCGAAGAAAAGGAGAAAGAAGAAGTGGCTGATAAAGAAAGAACAGTAAAGGATGTGTTCGACGAATTTACCGACGAACAGAAACAGGTTGTATATTATCTGATCGGTGAGGCCGTTAAGAAAAATGGCGGCGCTTCCGACGATGTTGAGCATAGTTACGATGACGAAGGAGACTATATGAAGTACAACGTATTCGACAACGACGAAACCATGAACACCGGTGATTCTCTCACTCATGATGAGATGGCTGCTATCATTGGCGATGCCAAGAGATACGGCAGCATGAAAGAATCTTTCCTGCAGCACGCAGAAGAGTATGGTATTGAAAATATTGATTACCTCTTCCCGGAAGAGAAGAACCTGAACAACCCGCCCGAATTTATCCGTCGTCCGGATAACTGGGTTTCCGTTGTTATGAGCGGCGTTCACCACAGCCCGTTCAGCAGAATTAAATCCTCTTATGCCGACATTACCGAGGACGAGGCCCGTGCTCGTGGTTACATTAAAGGCAAACTGAAGAAAGAAGAAGTGTTCTCCCTGCTTAAGAGAAGCACCACTCCGACAACAGTTTATAAGAAACAGAAGATGGACCGTGACGACGTAATTGACATTACCGATTTCGACGTTATCGCCTGGCTGAAGACTGAAATGAGAACTATGCTTGACGAGGAACTCGCAGGCGCATATCTGTTCGGTGATGGCCGTCTGGCTTCCAGCGACGACAAGATCAACGAGAACAACATCCGCCCGATCGTTAGCGACTCTGATCTGTTCACCATCAAATACGCTGTAGCTCCGGACGAAACCATTCCGGATACTGCAACTTCTACCGAAGACAAGGCTCAGTATTATGCAGCAGGCTTCATCAAAGCCGTTATCCGTGCCCGTAAGCATTACAAAGGCTCTGGTAACCCGACTCTGTTCACCAGTGAATCTCTCCTTTCCGAGATGCTGCTTCTGGAAGATAAGATGGGACATGCTCTCTACAAGACCGAGGGTGAGCTGGCTACCAAGATGCGTGTAAGCAGAATCGTTACCGTTCCGGATGAAATCTTGGCTAGAGCTTCTTACGACGAGAAGCCGATCCTTGCTCTGGTTGTTAACCTTAGCGACTACAACGTAGGTGCTGATAAGGGCGGCGCCATCAACATGTTCGATGACTTTGATATTGACTACAACCAGCAGAAATACCTGATCGAAACCCGTTGCTCCGGTGCTCTGACCAAGCCGTTCTCTGCTATTACTCTGTATGCAGACACTGTAACCAAGAGAACTTCCAAAGTTGTTGGCGACAAGGACTTCAAGGCTGCTGACATCATCTGAGGTTAATTTATGAAATTCTACGGGGAAGTAGGCTATTTAATAACTGAAGAAACAAAACCCGGCGTTTGGACAGAAACGATAAAAACGCAGCACTATTACGGAGACGTTATCCGCAATAGCACAAGATTTCAAAATAGCGAGAATCTTAACGATGATCTGACTATTAATCATGAAATCAGTATTATGGCCGATGCTTTCGCGTATGAACATTGCGGTCTTATACGGTATGTTGAGTTCCTTGGCACTAAGTGGAAGGTCACTAATGTTACCGTAGACAGACCGCGACTTATACTGAGTATCGGGGGTGTATACAATGGACCGCAGACCTGAACTGCATGAGAGATTGTGTGATATTCTCGGAAGTAGAAATGTGTATTTTCAGCCTCCGGAATCAGTTAAGTTGAAATACCCTGCTATCGTGTATTCACGAAGCACCATAGATAACACTCATGCGGACAATCTTCCGTATTTACAGAAAATTGAATATATGGTAACTGTGATTGACAAGGATCCGGACAGTGAGATCGTTCAGAGAATGTCTCAGGTGCCCTATTGCAGGCACAATAGGCACTACAAAGCGGACAACCTCAATCATGACACATTTATATTGTACTATTAGGAGGTACACTAATGGCAAAACTTGTATGGGATAAAATCGGCGATCGGTTTTACGAAACTGGTGTAGACCACGGCGTTCTGTATGATTTCGTAAACGGCGCTTATACGAATGGCGTAGCTTGGAACGGCCTTACCGCAGTCAACGAGTCTCCGTCCGGCGCAGAACCCTCTCCGCTGTATGCTGACAATATTAAATACCTCAACCTGATCTCGAACGAGGACTATGGCTTCACTATCGAAGCTTACACCTATCCGGATGAATTTGAGAAGTGCGACGGTTCTCAGTCCCTGGCTGAAGGCGTGTATGTAGGACAGCAGACCAGAAAGATCTTTGGCTTCTGTTGGAGAACCCTGGTCGGTAACGACACTGACGGTACTGATCATGGTTACAAACTTCACCTGGCTTACAACTGCCTGGCATCTCCGTCTGAGAGAAGCCATTCAACCGTTAATGACTCACCCGAAGCTGCTACTCTTAGCTGGGAAGTTTCCACCACTCCTGTTGAGGTGAAAGACTTCAAACCCACTGCTAAGATCACTATCGACAGCACTAAGGCTGACGAGACAAAGCTTAAAGCTCTCGAGGCCATTCTTTATGGTAGCGATGAGACCGAAGCGAGAATGCCTCTTCCTGCAGAAGTTGCAACGCTGATGAAGAAGACTACTTGAAAGACTGGTGTGGTCGGATCGGCCGTGGTTGGTACTGACAGGGCTGGTTAATGTACCGCACGGTAAATCATTCATTCTATAATTCAAAATGAACTCTTTTGGGGGCTGCTTATGCGGCTCCCCTTTTTATTTCGAAAGGAGATACAAATGATTAGCTACACAATTAATTACGAAGACTTTAATGGGGACAGCAGGGTTGAGAAACTGAGATTCCATCTGTCTGAATCTGAGCTTGCAAAGATGACAAAGGCAGATCCGACGTTTACATCCAGCAACCTCACACGCATTGCTGAGGAAAAAGATCCCCAGACGATGTTTGATATTATTGAGAAAATTCTGGTTAGCGCTTACGGCGTACTTTCCGAAGACGGTCGTGTGTTCAAGAAGAACGACGAACTTCGTAGTGACTTCATCAACTCTGCAGCATACGCAGCTCTCATCGACGAGCTTACGTCTGATGAGACCGGCGACAAAATGACCAATCTTATCATGGGCATCTTCCCGAAGAAGGTAATGGACAGAGTAGATGCGGCTAAGAAGAACGGACAGGTTCCTGCCGAAGTAGCGCAGCTTGTTAAATAAATTATATTTGGGAGGTGAGGAGAATGCTTAAAATTACAATTCCTTCACAAGAGGTATGGGATGACGAAACTAATCGGATGTACTATACGAAAGAAGTTACATTGAGACTTGAGCATTCTCTCATCTCTATTTCAGAATGGGAAAGCAAATGGTGCAAACCGTTCTTTGAAGAAGAACACAAAACGGATGAGGAATTACTGGACTATATTCGATGTATGACTATTGACAAAAACATCGATCCGACAGTCTACAATTTCTTAACCCGAGAAAACATAGAGGCAATTAACGCCTATATAGCGGCTCCTATGACCGCGACGGTAATTAAGGAGACTCCCGGTAGTAGACGTAAACAAGAACGCATTACCAGCGAGGTAATTTATTACTGGATGATCTCTTTTCAGATTCCTGTGGAGTTTGAGAAGTGGCACATTAACAGACTGATTATGCTCATCAGGGTTTGCAGCGAATACAACAAGCCCAATAAGAAAATGAGCAGAAGAGAGATCTTCGAGCAGAATAAGGCTCTTAATGCCGCCCGAAGAGCGAGGCTTGGTACGAAAGGGTAATGCGAGATGAGCCACGCTATAACAGTTACGTCGACCGGGGACTTTCATAAAATTACCGGCTTTCTTGAGCGCGCAAAGCAATTTGCCGGTGTCAGCATACTCGACAAATACGGAAAAATGGGTGTGGAAGCGCTTGAACAGGCCACACCTAAAGACACAGGAACGACCGCGTCTATGTGGCGGTATGAAATTCAAAATAGCGACAATGGCGTGTCCTTAGAGTTCCATAACGACAACATCGTACAGAATGTTAACATCGCTATTATATTACAGTACGGACACGGAACTGGAACTGGCGGTTGGGTTCAGGGACGAGACTACATTAACCCGGCAATCCAGGAAGTGTTTGATAATTTGGCATCTGAATTATGGAAGGAGGTAACTAAAGTATGAGCTCTACAGTAGACTCGAAAGTTGTAGATCTACAATTACATAATTCTCAGTTTGAAGAGAATGCTGCAACGAGTATAAAAACTCTGGATAAGCTTAAACAGGCTCTTACTTTTAATAAAACCTCCGATGCTATAGAAAACATTAGTAAGAGTCTGAAGAATGTTAATACCGGGGCTCTTGAAAAAGGTATTAACGCAATTCAGATACAGTTTAGTGCTCTGAATACTGTAGCCGACACAGTCATCCGTAGAATCACAAACGGTTTTATGGATGCTGCTGGACAGGCTAAAAACTTTGTAAAATCTGTAACGCTTGACCAGGTCTCTGCCGGTTGGGATAAATACGCAGAGAAAACCTCAGCGGTACAGACAATTATGGCCGCCACTGCTAAGAACTACGATAACGTAGAAGAGCAGATGGCAGACGTTAACGCTCAGTTAACAAAGCTTAACTGGTTTACCGACGAAACTTCTTACAGTTTCCTAGACATGGTTAATAACATCGGTAAGTTCACAAGTAATAACATTGCTTTGGACAAATCCGTTACGGCCATGGAAGGTATTTCTACTTGGGCTGCTGTGTCTGGTGCTAACGTTCAGGAAGCTGGCCGAGCAATGTATAACTTGTCTCAGGCTATCGCTACTGGCTCTGTTAAGCTCATGGACTGGAAGTCTATTGAGAACGCTAACATGGCCACTGCTGAGTTCAAGCAGACTGCTATCGAGACTGCAGAAGCTCTCGGTACACTTGTTAAGAAGGGTGAAGACACCTGGATAACTAAAAAAGGTTCAAAAGAAGTTTCCGTTTCAAACTTTAACGAGAATCTTAAGCAGGAATGGTTTACCGGCGAAGTTTTGATGGAAACATTGAACAAATACGGTAAATTTACTGATGAACTGTATAAGCTCACCGAAGAAACAGGACTTTACACTTCCGACCTTCTTGAGAACATGACTAAGTTCAAAGAAGGTACGCTTGATCTTGACAGCCTTGCTGAAGAAACTGGAGTAAGCGCCGATCGTCTTAAAGAACTATTTACTGGAATTTCCGACGAGACAATGGCTTTCGGTGAGAAAGCGTTTAGAGCTGCTCAGGAAGCAAAGACGTTCCAGGAAGCAGTTGACTCTGTAAAGGATGCGGTTTCAACTGGTTGGATGAATACATGGGAAATCGTATTTGGTGATTACACCCATGCAAAGACGCTTTGGACTAACCTCGCAAATAACTTATACGATGTGTTTGCTGAAGGCGGTAACGAGCGAAACGAAATGCTCAAAGAAGCGTTCGCCATTCCTGAAAAAGCGATTATCGATGCTGCCGGATTTGAGAAACTCCAAAAGGCTGGCATAGCAGGATACGGGTTTAGAAAAGCTGTTCTTGAAAACGCTAAAGCGCATCGAAGAGCTGCCGGAGAAGTTACAGACGATCTCGATAAAATAGATACACGTTCTTCTGCTTTTCTGAAAAGCCTGGATTCTGGATGGTTAACTAAAGATGTTCTCGAAGAAACGATGGACATGATTCTCGGCACTGGAGAAGCTGCTGAGAAAACTTCGGGTGATATTGAGAAGATCAGAGACGCAGCAAAGCAGGTTGTCCGGGGCGACTTCGGCAACGACATGGCTAAGCGCTTTGAGAAACTGGCAGAGCTGGATCTCGACCCGCAAACAGTTCAGGATTACGTTAATGCGTGGCACAAAGCCTCTAATGGTACTTGGGAATACACTGACGCGATCAAAGAGCAGATTGAAAGTCAGCTTGATCTGTCCGAGGCAACTGCTGAGGTAAGCAGCGAAACCTTAAAATCTCTAGGCATTTCAGAGGAGTATGCAGAATACTATAGAAAAGCTGTTGCTGAAGCTAAAGAATCCGGTGTTAGTGTAGAAAGTGCTTTGCAGGCTTCTGGATACGAATTATGGGCTGAAGCGTTAAACAACATTATGGACACGATTGTCAATGTTGTTACTATCGCGAAAACAGCATGGCGTGATATTTTTCCACCTTTAACGTCTATCGGTCTGTATCAGATGATTGTTGGCCTTAACAAATTCTCGACAGCAATGGCTGAGTCTACAGATGCAGAAGGCGATTTGCATGGCGCTGGACGACGATTATACATCGCTTTCAAAACCATTGCATCTGTAGTCGGAATCGTAGTTGATATTTTCAAAGCTGTAGCCTCTGTTGTCGGCGGAATCGTATCATCTGTTTGGACAAACTTCGGCGACATTATTCTTAATATTGCTGAAAAGTTTGAACTTTTCGTCATTCACTTCAAAGAGTGGCTTGAATCGACACAAGCATTGCAAAAAATCTCCGGCGGGATTGTCGGATTTGTAGATAAAATCGGAAAAGGTATTCGCAGTTGGATTGACAACTCGAAAGGTCTCAAACTTTTACAAAACCAGGTTGTAAGGTTTAGAGCTGCCTTTTCTTTAGTTGGTAAAGAGCTTCCTAGATATTTTAGAGGTCTTGGCATATCGTTTAATGTATTCAAGGCCAAAGTTAAATCTCTTGGTGGTATTAAGTTTAACAATCTTTCTGATATATTTAAAGCGTTTCGGGATACTATCGTTAAATACACCACTAATTTCGACGGTTTCAAACCTTTAAAGATTGCTTTTGCAGGTCTTAAGTCTGACGTCAAACAGTATCTTTCCGAAATGGGTGTTGACGTTGATGGTCTTGGAAAGGTACTTGACAATATTAAAGGGATCATTGACGGTATTATAGACAGCGTTGGAAAGGCTTTTGACACAGTCAGCAAAAAAGTTGGCAAATTCGCAGAAGGCTTCGGCGGCTTTGAAGTAATCAATCTCACTCTGATTCGTTTCAGAGCAGCATTTCATCTTGCTATGATGCAGGTTCCGAAGCTCGGCGATAAAGCTAAAGAAGCTATCGAGAACTTCAAAGCAAAAGTAGAAGCACTTGGCGGTTTCAAGGTTTCGAACATCGGAAAGATATTCTCAGCTCTTGGCGAAACGGTCAGTGACTTCTTTAAGGACAGCGCTGCCTTAGAAGGATTTAAAAACGCTTTTGGCGGTTTATGGAAGGGCATTAAAGCCGGTCTTCTTAACGCTGGAATTGACGTTGACGCAATAAAAGAAAAAGTCCTAGGCTTTATTGGTTCTATCAAGACGGCTCTTTCAGGCTTTACTATTCCCGAACCGATACAGAAGATCTTTGATTTTCTGTTTCCGAAGAAAGACACATTCGGGGAAATTAAAAAGAATTTTGACAGTTCTGCAGACGCCATAAAGAATTTTACAAATAAAATGGTTCCGCAGGATGACTCGTCGACGTTCATCGAAGACCTTCAGAAAATGTGGGATAGTCTTGTCAAGATTGTCACCAATATTGCAAAAGCAACTCATCTTGCGATGCAGTATGTTCCACAGTTTACGTCTTTGATTGCATTACTCGCTGGTGCAAAAATCGTTGGCGGCGTTAATACTATCCTCAATTATTTCAAGAGATCCGAGAAGGCTTTTAAGGCTATAGGAATTGCATCGATCGCATTGTCATTAGCGGCTCTCGCAAGTGCTCTGAAGCTGATGGCAGATGTGCCAATGGCTAAGCTGCTTGGTTGCGTGGGTGTAATCGCTCTTCTTGCAGTAATCGTCGGCGGTCTGGCCTTCGCTTTGACGAAAATGGGCAAAGCAAAAAACATGGAGAAATACGGCATAGCCATGGTTGCTTTTGCCGGTTCGCTATTGATATTAATCATAGCTCTCAAAGCTCTTGAATTCTTTGATCCTTTGAAACTGATGGAAAGCCTTGGCAAACTGGCAGCTGTCGCGATAACTCTTGGCGGTGTTATATTTCTTCTAAACAAAGCTGGAGCAGCCAAGGTTGGAATCGGAATATTTGCTGTTGTCTTATCGCTAGTGCTTTTAGCAGGCCTTCTGTTTGCTTTATCAAAGATTTCGATTAAAATTTCGTTGAAGTTTATCGGTAACCTTGTGATTGTGTTCGGTGCATTGTTCGGTGTCATGAAGATCGTAAGCAAACTAGGAGACGTGTCGAAGGGCTCGGCTATAGCAATCTTAGCAGCTTCAGCGGCATTGATATTGATAGCTATAGCTTTGCATCTGGTTGCTTTGCTTCCTGACCCGGCTAAAATATGGCCAAAGCTTGCTGTGTTCGCGATATTTATAGTTATAGCGGGGGCTCTGGTCTGGGTTAGCAAATACTCTGAGAAAGCAAAAGTCGGTCCTATTCTTGCTATTATTGGACTGATTGCTGTAATAGCGATAGCCTGCGTCGCAATGAGCTTCATTCCAACTGATAAATTAGAGGGCGTTGTCAAAGCTATTGCTATTATTGGTGCTGTATGCGGGGCACTTTTGGCAGTGTCTTCATATTTCAAGCCTTCAATAACGGCTCTTCTATCGTTAATTGTACTCATTGCTGTTCTTGGTATCGCACTAGTATTGATAACCAAAAAGATTAAGAATGCCAAGAAAGCAATAGAAGTTGCCGAAGCCATAGCGATATTTGCACTGAGTATTGGTGCAGCTTTAATCTTACTTGCTGTTGCTGGCTCCCTTGGAATTGGCGCTATCATTGGTGTTGGCTTATTGATAGCTGTCATAATTATATTTGCAGCTCTTGCCATGTATTTGGATAGCCACTTCGACAATCTGGATGACTTGTCTGATACGATGGACAAACTTGTTCTGTTCTGTGGTAAGTTAGGCGACGCGATCCGAGCCATATTTACAGGAACCTCTGGTGCTAGCCCGACACTATCAGAGCAGATAACGAATCTTGGCAATGCTTTGAATGACTTTGCAACAGCGATCAACGATGCTCCTGTCATTGACATGGAACATTGGGGCGAAGTTTGGGGCGCTTTAGGTGCAGTGCTCGCTTTCGACTTCTCTGGTCTGTTAAGTGGCTTGTTCTCATTTGTAACTGAGATGTCAACAGGCAAAACAGCCGGTGAGTTAGCAGCACTCGAGATTAAGGCACTCGCAGATGCTCTGGCTTCTTGGAACGAAGCTGTACCTGAGGGCGGAGTAACAGTTGACACTGAAGGTATTCAAAGCCTTGTTGATGCGGTCGATAGTGTCTCTACAGTTGGCTTCGAAGGCGCGATTCAGACATTCATCTCGAATGTTGTAACTCCTGGGGATACAACAGACGAAGATAACAACCCGATCACTGCAGCTGACCGGTTCGCTACTGACGTGCAGGCTCTTGTTGACGCACTGACTATATGGAATGATGCCGCGCCAGATGAGCCAATAACTGTTGATACTGAAGGCATTGCTTCTCTGAAAACTGCTGTCGACACTATCTCTACTACAGATTTTTGGGGTGCAGTAGGAACGTTCATTAAAAATATTGGCGCTCCAAAAGAAACTGACGAAAACGGTGATCCTAAAACTGAAGTAGATAAGTTCGCAGACAACGTTAGTTCTCTCGTTGAAGCTATTAATACTTGGAACACGGCCACCAATACAGAAGTTAACGTCGACTCTGAAGGAATTCAGGGTTTGATAGACGCTATCGAAGCTGTTCCTGGCGACGGTCTTGTTGATGCAATTACTGGGTTCTTTACAGGCACTCCGAACTTTGACGCGTTTACAGAGAATGCTAAAAGCTTAGGAGCTGCATTAACAGAATTTAACAATTCACTTGGCGACGGGCTTGATACGTCAAAGCTTACAGCCGTATCTCAGTCGGTTTCCGATTTGGCGTCCGCCAGCAATGATATAGCCGGTCTTACTATAACTACCTACGACGATTATGGTAATCCGGTAGATCGTGTCGAAGAGTTTACTCAGGTATTTGTTACTATTGCTGAGAAACTTAAAGAGGCTGCAGCAGTTGAAATAAACACAACAGCTCTTGAAGGTATCACTGATGCAGCTAGGACTATGTCTCTGGCTGTAGCTCGAATCTCGGAAAGTAAACTTGACGGTGACGTTTCGGATGACGATACCGTCGGCAATGTCAAGAAGAACGTTGAGTCTTTGAAGAGTATGATTGAAGGCCTCTCTGGCATTGATACTTCAGGCGTTGACTCATTTACGAAATCTCTTGACAAGATTAACCTGGTTGACATGAGTTCTGCAGCGGAAGAGATTAACAAATCGTCTTCAACTGAAATTGATAATTCGAAGAACAAAGAGGCAGCAAGTAAAGCAGGTTCTGACATTGCTTCGTCTTATACATCTGGCTTGAGTGCTGGAGTAGGCAGCGTAAAGACTGCAGCAAGTAGTGTTGTATCTGCAGCAGCCTCTGCATTCCAAGGATTAGCGATCAGTCAGTTTAGGGGGTATGGTTCTCGTCTTTCCGAGGCTGTGGCAAATGGTATCAGTGCATTCGCTTATCAGGCTAAGAACGCTGCTTCTAATTTGGTAAGCAGCGCTGTGTCTGCTCTTGGCGATACACGTAGCGAACCTTATCAGTCCGGTGTGTACTTTGGCATGGGTTTCAGAGACGGTATCACAAACATGATTCCTTCTGTTGTAGCCGAAGCTCGTTCTATGGTGCAACGCGCCAAGGCCATGGTAAAGCAAACACAGAAAGAAGGCTCTCCTGCTAAAGAACTGATAAAATCAGGTAAGTGGTTTGCTATAGGTTTCGGCGTTGGTATAGCTAACGAACTGCCATACGTTGACTTTCAGTCAAAACGCCTGGCTTCAAACGCTATTGGTATTGTCAACGACACGATTGCTCAGGTATCCGAGACGATCGAAGACGGTATCGACACGCAGCCGGTGATTAGGCCGGTACTTGACTTGGGTGATATTCAGTCTAAGTCTGGAGAACTCAACTCCATGCTCAACTTCAATGGCTCTCCGACACTTACACCTGCGTTTAGTGCCATTGGAGGAAATCTGGCTGCCAGAGATCGTGTATCTCAGGGTGATATTTTGTCTGCTCTTACGTCGCTTAGAGCTACTATCGGCGACGGTGGAACAGGCAACACATATATTGTTAACGGGGTGACTTACGACGACGGAAGTAATATTTCTGACGCTGTAAGAGACCTTATTCATGCAACTCGTGTAGAAAGGAGGGTATAAAGTATGGCAACTGCTACGAAAGTAACTGTTAAATACCAGTCGGGTTCGACGAGTACCGTGTTTGCCACCTGGACTTGGAACGGTAAAAACACCGACAAGTATCAGGTTTACTGGGAATACGATACCGGCGACGGTGTCTGGTTTATTGACAATCCGGATTCGTCTGTAACAGTAAAGCAGGCGACATACAATATACCCGATAACGCGAAACGGATACGATTCAGAGTCAAACCCGTTTCCAAAACCTACAAAAAGAATAAAGTAGATACATACTATTGGACGTGCACGTGGTCTACGGCTGTGATATTTAACATAACCAGTGTCCCGCCGGAGGCCCCGTCCACTCCGTCTGTAGAGTATGTAAACGGTAAACTCACTGTTCGTGTAGATCAGGATTACGCTGGCAGAGCTGATCACATTAACTTTTATATTGTGGAGGATGACAAGCGACTGTTCAAATCCGTGAATATTGGCTTGTCTGCTACGGAATCTGCCAGCTACATTTACACAGTAACGGTTTCAGATGGGCACAAGTACAAAGTAAGAGCTCGTGCCTATAAAGCTGCTAAGAAGGTAATTTACAGTAACTGGAGCGAATACTCAGAAAACACACCATCCAGACCAGCTAAGATTGCCAAGTTTTCGGAGATCAAGGTTCTGTCTGAAACCTCTATACGCTTGACTTGGCCGGAGGTTTCAACCGCAGATACCTACAAGGTCGAATACACAGACGATCCTGAGTTATTCGACAGCTCTGACGAACCTCAGTCAAAAGATGTTACTGCTCCGACCCATCATGTCGAGATAACAGGCATTGAAAGCGGCAAGAAGTATTACTTCAGAGTCAGAGCTACAAACGATGGCGGCGACGGCTTGTGGAGTCCTATAGCTAACGCGATCATAGGAACACCGCCTCAGGCTCCTACCACCTGGTCTTACACCACAACCGTGACGATCGGCGAGCCAGCAATTCTTAACTGGACACACAACACTGCAGACAGCTCGGATCAGGAAGCTGCGGAGATCGAAATCGTGCATGGATCAACGACCACGACGATCACAAAGACAACGGAGACAGTCCATAGTCTTGACACCGCTGGATATTCTGATGGAACAGAGATTCTGTGGCGTGTCAGGACGAAGGGTATCGCCCCAGACTACAGTGAGTGGTCTGCTCAGCGTTCAATCCATGTCTATACTCAGCCGTCTGTTGCGATTGAGTCAGATGATATTTTGAGTGGGACGTTTACTTCGTTCCCTCTTGACCTGACTTTGAACGCTGATCCGGACACTCAGACAGCAATCTCTGCTTACGTCACGATCGTGGCCAACAGCTCGTATGATATTTTGGACGAGACCGGATCTGAGCAGGTTGTATCTGCCGGACAGACTATCTTTGCACAGAATTACAATGAGATTACAAACAATACTCTTGTTCTGTCCTTAACAGCTGGTGATCTGAGACTTGAGAACAATGCTGACTATGTTCTTAACGTCAGCGTGGCAATGAGTAACGGACTTGTTGCAGAGAATTCCGTAGAGTTCACTGTAGCTTTTACTGAAGAACCGTTCAATGTCGAAGCTGAGATCGGTATCGACACTGAAAACATCTGTGCAACGATCAGACCGTACTGCACTGATTCAACAGGCCTTGTGATATCTTCTGTATACATGTCAGTTTACAGAAGAGAATACGACGGAAGGTTCACACTTATAGAGGACAACCTTGACGGTGAACTTCAGGCAACCGTTCTCGATCCGCATCCGGCGCTTGACTATGCCAGATACAGGATCGTAGCAGTGTCAAAGAACACAGGCCTAATGTTCTACAATGATATTCCAGGAATCCCGATGAACGTCAAGTCAATTGTCATTCAGTGGGACGAAAACTGGGGGACTTTTGATACAAATGAAGCAAATGAGTTGACCGAAGCTCCTTGGAAAGGAACCATGCTCAGGCTCCCGTACAACGTGGATATTTCGAACAAGACCGCTCCAGCTGTTGGTCTGATCGAATACATCGGACGTGAAAACCCCGTGTCTTATTACGGAACACAGAAGGGAGAAAGCGGAACATGGGATACTGAGATTCCAAAGAGCGACACAGAGACTATATATTTGTTAAGGAAACTGTCTGTTTACAGCGGGGACGTCTATGTCCGAGAACCTTCTGGCATCGGATACTGGGCTAATGTGACGCTGTCTTTCAAGCTTGAACATAAGAAGACGACAGTTCCTGTATCATTTGAAATTAAACGGGTTGACGGAGGAATGTGATGCCTGATTGGACAAGATCTATGTCCCAAACCTTCGACTTTTACATTGTCGATCCGCTTACTTGGGGTAACGTACGAAAGTTGGAAAACATTCGCTCTTGTAAAATCACAAGAGATTTGGAGACAGACACGATATACTCGGCGTCTTTCGATTGTTACGATGAAGAGTTATGTGACGTTTATGTGCGTGTCTACTTAGTTGTCGAGCAGGACGGAGTCAGAGAACGAATTCCGCTTGGCACATTCCTGGCTCAGACGCCGAACATCTCGTTTGACGGTGCAGCCAGAAGTGGAACAGTAGATGCGTATTCCCCATTGACTGAATTAAAAGAAAAGATGCCACCAATAGGCTATGCCCTGCGAAAAGGGGATGATATTTTGGCTCAGGCTTCGGCTATAGTCAAAGAAGCTATTCGTCCGCCTGTTGTGTCGGCAAAAGGAGGCAAGAGCCTGCAGGTCGATTTCGTATCAGAAGCTGATGAAACGTGGCTTTCGTTCCTTACCGATCTGCTGGCACAGGCCAACTATTCTTTTGATATAGATGAAATGGGGCGAACGTTAATGGTTCCTAAACAGAACGTTAACGAAATGCGCCCGATCTTTACGTATACAGACGACAACAGTTCAATTTTATATCCTGAACTGACTGTTGAGAGGGATCTGTATGGTGTTCCAAACGTCGTAGAGGTGGTTTACTCACCAAGCGATGGAATGCCGATGTTTTCACGTGTCGTTAATGACGACAGCTCTAGTATAACCTCGATTAAGTCTAGAGGGCGGGAGATCATATATAGAGAAACAAATCCTGATGTTGCCGCAGGTATCACTCAGGAACAGCTTGATGAATATGCAAAGAACCTACTGAAGCAAATGTCAACTTTGGAATACAAAATGACATACAGACATGGATATTGCCCTGTAAGATTAGGGGATTGTGTATTATTCAACTACGAACGATCCGGTATCACAGGCGTTAAAGGCCGTGTTCAATCCCAGACAATAGACTGTACACCTGGTGTGGCGGTAGAAGAGACTGCGGTCTACACCAAAGAATTGTGGGGGTGATATTTTGTCTGTACTTAAGAGTTCTATACTTAAAGAATTTGCCAAAGCTGTATCTCAGCCTAAAAAGAAAACAGAGACTTATATTTACGGAACCGTTAAACTTGACGAAAACAATTCTCCCACAGTCAAGTTCGATGGTTCCGATCTTTATACACCGGTAACAACTTCTGTGGATATTTCAGACGGTCAGAGAGTTCTGGTCATGATCAAGAACCACGAAGCCGTTGTCTTGTCGAACATTACAGAACCCGCAGTAAACGCATTTACTTTCAAGAAGCTTGAAGAAAGGCTGGTCTTCATCGTTGAAGGGATTCAGACTGGATTTGTAAGAGCTATTTCTGAAGATCACGGTCCGAACTCTCCTTACGCTGAAATGCGATCTGACGGGTTCATGGTTAAAGAAGAAGGCGACATAGAAGAGGTAAACACTTCAAGGGTAACTCCCGGAGCATTCCTTGCAGAATCTGAAGAAGGCTCTGCTCAGTACGAAGCAACGGGAGCTCAGATCTCAAGCAACAATGGTCTATCTTCAACCTGGGAGCCGGGTGCGTTTTATATTTTTAATTCCAACACAGAACAGGAAGAAGGAAGTGAAGAAGAGGGCTTTTACCCGGACGCATTCTACACTGCAGAGATTAATATGGGTAGAAGAGTAAAGTTCGGAACGTCTGGAGCCGGTGACAGTTACCTCGCCGGTATCTATAGTGAAGACGTTGAAGACCCTGAAGGTGAGAAAAGCGGATGGATTATACAGTCTGCGTTAGACGGAACCGTCACGATACCTCACAAACTTGTTGTAGACGAGGTCGTAAACCCGTCTGATATTCGCTTGAAGAAAAATGTAGTCGACGCTGAACTCGACGCTCTTGGGTACATCAACAAACTTCCTGTTCGTTCTTTTGACTGGAAGAAGTCTGGTGAACACTGGGGTGCCGGGTTTATTGCTGATGAGCTTGAGAAGATTGACCCGCTCCTTGTGAACGGCGGAGGGGATAAGATGAAAGGTATTCGATCATTCTACCTCATGGGATATTTGGTTCGGGCTGTTCAGGAGCTTTCAGAAGAAGTCGACAGATTAAAGGAGGTGATTGAAAGTGGGAAAGTTAACAATTAAAAACTCCATACTGATGAACAACCGTTGCTATCAGCAGGGAGTTAAGAGAACCCCGATTGGTATTCAGATCCATTCGATCGGAACAGGACAGGGCACGGCTCAGTCTGTTGCTGATTACTGGAACCAGTCGGCTGTATCTGCCTGCGTTACATACATTGTTGACGCTGACGTATCTGGTAAGGTTCTCAAATGCCTTCCCGAAGACTATTACACATGGGCTGATGGTGGCTATGGCAATAGGAATCTTATCACGATTGAGATCTGCGAGTCGGATTTTATCAGGTATACGAGTGGTGCCGTGTATGAGATTAACAACTTGGAGAAGTTCAAGGGTGATATTCTCAGAGGCTATAACACTGCTGTCATGCTCTGTGCAGACATCTGCAAACGGTATGGCTGGGATCCGACATCCAAGCTTCCGTCTGGTTTATATTTGATCTCATCTCATGATGAAGGTCGACGTGCTGGCTTGTCAACCGCTCATGTGGATCCCGATCATGTGTGGCACGCCTTTGATCTCACGATGGACAAATTCAGAGAAGCGGTTAAGAAGTGCATGACTAACGGTGAAGCCACTACAGACGTCGAGGACCATATTCTTTACCGTGTGAGAAAGAGCTGGAAGGATGCAGGTAGTCAGATCGGAGCATTTGAGAGTCTGGCTAATGCCAAGAACGCCTGCCCTGCTGGATATTCTGTATATGATGAGAAGGGTGAGATCGTATATGCAAACATATACGCGGTTAAAGGTACTCAGGCATCTGCGTTTGAGGGTCTTAGCGAGTCCACAGCCGCAGAGAAGATCCTTCAGCTTGTTCGTGCAACGGACACAAGCGGCATTTTATATTCTGTGACCGCAGCTCAGATGATCCTCGAGTCTGGCTATGTTACAACTCAGCTCTCCAAGACAGCCAACAACTGCTTCGGCATGAAGGCTTCCCTGTCCGGTAATACCTGGGAGAGTGTATGGGACGGGAAGAGCGTGGTAACAATCAACACCACAGAGGTATACGACGGAAAATACGTTCACGTTGACGCTGAATTCCGTAAGTATCCCTGTATTGAAGACTCGATCAGAGACCACTCAGCGTACCTTCTTGGCGCAATGAACGGAAATAAGAAAAGATATTCCGGTCTGCTTGAGTGTACTGACTATGAGTCCGCAGTCAAGCTTATTAAGAACGGAGGTTATGCAACTGATCCGAACTATGTAAGCAAGCTGTGCAGTATCATTCGCCGGTTCGATCTGGATCGGTATGATATTTCAAATAAGAAAACTGTAACAAAGAAAACCAAATACCGTGTTCAGGTAGGTGCATTTACGATCCTTAAGAACGCTAACGCAAAGAAAGACGAAGTCAAGAAGATTACCGGCTTCGCTACAGCTCTTGTGACTAACGACAACGGATCAGTCTCTGTCATCTGCGGTTCATTCCAGAGCCGTGAGAATGCTAAGAAGAGAGTAGAAGCCCTGAAGAAATACGGTATTTATTCTATAGTGAAAGAGGTTTGAAATGAGTTTTAAAGGTAACTCCAACGGAAGTTTATCTCTCAAGAAATTCACTAACAATAGATATAACGCAGAATTTTTCGAGCAGCCTGAGAACCCCACAGCCATCGATGAAATTACGAGATGCGTATGCAAACCCGACTTGGAAGAAGACGAGCTTATAGGACTTGTATTTCCTGGAACTTTTATGACTTTACCAGATGGCACAAATATATATGCGTGGAAAGTAAATTCCTATGTATCGAAAGTTGTATATGACGGTAAAGTTGTAGAAGGCCTCTATCACGTTGACTCCGGAGTGCTCGCTGATTTGAAAACCATGTATGACGCTCAGAATAACTTTAAATTTTTAATATATGTTTCTAAATCTGGCAGGATTATCTCTTTATCTAAATCCACTCCCTGGCAGACCATCGTCGACTATCTCGATTCTCTCAAAGGAGGTGAATGATCGTGTCTATTTTCGAACAGAACGGTACAGCTGTTGGGTTTAAGCAGTATACGAATAATAGGTTAGCTTGTGAATATTACAAGGCTCCCGCAGATTCAACAAACGAAATTGACAAGCATACAGTTGGCCTGGCTAAGCCTGGACTGGAGGCGTTAGAGCTTTTTGGGATGATTATTCCTTATTCTATAGCGAATCATACGCCGGAAGAAGGAGAACCTGTTACTCTCTATTGCTATTCCTCCATAGGCGAAATTTCACAGGTTGTCTATGACGGAGTAGTAAGGGATGGTTTGTACGCATTATTTAATCTTCCGATTGATTTGAAGGCATTCCTTGGATCTATGGGTGTGCGCGTATACGACAACGTAACTGGAAGATTTATAACCCTCAGTAAAGGCGAAACAGAATTCTTCGAATCATTCCTGGAATACCGGGAGAAAGTAAGAAAGGGGGAGATTGTGGATGAGCACTAACGTGAACGACAGCTTGGCTTTCAAAAAATTTACTAATAATAGGTATAAGATTGAGATGACGGATACGGAATCTGGCATTCTGCAGATGACTCCGGGACTTACTTTTGAAGAGCTTGTGGGGATTTGCGTCTCTCTCCCTGGTGCTACACCGGCGATGGGAGTTATTTGTTTATGCGGAGTGTGCACTAGCGCTAATATTCCAGAAGATCATAAGGGCGAAGTTCTTATTGGAATGATAGGTAGTGGCACTAGCTTATATTATTCCATCAAGACTGGAAAAGCCACTCTTTCCAGTGCTAAAATCCCTGATATTCTTGCGCCTACGGAGGGTTAAATTATGGCTTTTACAAAAAAGGTTGAGAATTCTAATGATTCTCTTGCATTTAAACAGTTCACTAATAACCGCTTCAAAGTCGAGAAGCTCGAAGGTGAGACCATTTACCGTATGACGCCCGGGCTTACAGGAGCAGAGGCTATTGGAATGATTATACCTATCGGTTCAGATGAGACAGGCCGCGGATTTTCAATGATATATTCAGGCAGCAATATTCCGTCAAGCGAACTTCCGGAAGGATACAATCGCGACGACATTTACGTGTGTATCTTCATGGATCCGAGCAGCAAAACGCCATTCGGGATGCTGTCGTATTGCGGAGAAACAGGAAAGGCAAAAGTCATAGCTTCAACAATACCTTCAGCAGAAGAACTTGCGGAAATTACGGCAAAGGGGTGATATTTGATGGGTACACTCAACAGTGCTCTCGCAATTCAACAGTTTACTAACGCTCGATTTAAGGTCGATACTGAAGCCTTAGAAATAAACGGAATACCCCTTCCGACACTTTTTCAGCTTCAACCTGGACTGCTTCCGGAAGAACTTATTGGAATTTTTGTCTACGCGCATCCTGAAATTGGTCTTATGCCCTTAACTTGCGCAAAGTATCATCCGGACTATCCAGGTGAGGTAATTATATGCACTTTTCCTATTATGAACCCGCGCTTGTATTACTCACCAAAAACCGGAAAAGTGGTTGCAGAACCGACAAGAATTCCCGAAATTCTGGTACCTGGTCCTATTGAATTCTTGTGCATGATTCCTGGATTGAGTGTAGAAAATCTTACATCAAATCCGGAAATGAATTATTTAATAAAGTCGGCAGAACATGTTGATACGGATCCGGAGTATATTCACCGTTGCACGATGCTTGATGACTCGGTTTGGTATTATAATGTCAACACAGGAAGACTTGCGGTTAGTATTGCAAAATCGGAAGCTTAACTCAAATCCAAAAATTTCCCCGGGTGGGATTTTTGGGAAATCTTTTAAAATGAGGGCTTGATTATGAGCTATGAAAAAACTACATGGGCTGATGGCGACGTGATCACAGCCCAGAAACTTAATAATATTGAAGGTGGCATAGGCAAGGCAGAGTTTGAAGTGTTTATGACAGCTCAGATGAATGTCTATCGTGGAGAAAAAGGTTGTTACGGATGCCAGTATCCTTCAGACTTTGACGGAACGCCTGATAAATGCCTCGGCAAATTTGTAAAAGAGGAAATGGGTTCAGGCTTTCCTGGTAACAACTACACCCAGATTATTGGGGTTTCGTTTAACTTTGACACAAACATAATCGACTGGATCATTTGTGCAAACGGAGACAAGTTCCGATATGCTCCAAAATCGTCTGGTGCACATAGGAATGAGTTTACTTATGTTATTCCGGATCCTTCTGAGGGCTCGTTGGTCACAACCACTTATTACATTGAAGACGGTGTAAAAAAGGTCTTCGAAGTTAGCACAAATGTACAGAAAAGTCATGCTCCTGGTTTTCTTATCGGTACTCCTGTTATTGAGATTTACGAAAATCGCACTACAAATGTGATGTATAGAACATACACACATATTGTGTCTGTGGATACGGAGACGGATACCACGTCAAACACTACGACTATTGCCTCTTTCACCACAGCAAATGGTACTGTCTATACTTACGACAAAACCGCAAATAAATTTGTTGCTACATTTGCATCATAACCCGAACGGAGGATGAAAGATGATTGTAATTAAGCCTGCCAAGGTTAAGATTCGCCAGGGCAATTCAGAAATTACGGTGACCCAGCAAAATGTATGGATCACCAGAGGAGACAGCGGGTACGTTACGATGGATCTGAAGGATGACGACGATCAGCCGTTTGATATTCATGAAGGTGACGTTGTCCGCTGCCAGGTTCGTGAAACAGCTGAGAGTGAGACAATTCTCTTCGAAGCTGACATCACAGTAAAAGACGATGAGGTTACGTGGCATCTTCTTCCTGAGAACACCGAGGGTCTTGATATTGGCACATACGAATGGGATGCTGAAGTTCGGCTCTCAAACGGCGACGTGTTCACTTTCATCCCCGTTTCAGAATTCCACGTAATCCAGGATGTTACCCGAGGAGGTGCGTGATGGAAGTTAAGGTTGATGGAGTTGTATCCGGAACTGTTCGATCACACGCCCAGATCCATCCTAAAACGTCAACCAAAGGATCCGCCTCGGGTGATATTCGCTATACTCTGTTAAAAGGCTTCAGTGCTTACGAGGTTGCTGTTATAGACGGCTTCGTAGGCACTGAAGAAGAATGGCTTGCAAGTCTTAAAGGGGAAACCGGTGACCAAGGACCTAAGGGTGATAAGGGTGATATTGGTCCTACCGGTCCCAAGGGACTTAAAGGTGACACCGGAGCTACGGGCCCTCAGGGTGCAAAAGGCGATAAAGGTGAGACAGGAGCAACTGGACCTAAGGGACCCAAGGGAGAAAAAGGTGACACCGGAGCTACTGGTCCTCAAGGCGTTCAGGGTATTCAAGGAATACAGGGAGCAAAAGGTGACCCCGGCGATGATTATGTGCTGACCGAAGCGGATAAACAGGAAATTGCCGGAATGGTGGATATTCCAGATGTGCCTGTGACGGATGTGCAAATCGACGGCACTTCAATCCTATCGGAAGGTGTGGCGAATGTGCCCGTGGCTAGTGGCAGTAAGCTTGGAGTTGTAAAAGCAGATACTCAATATGGGTTAGATCCTACTAAAAGTGGATTACGCATTTATTATGCACATCCTGGAGTTATAAAAGCAGGAACTGGGCAAGGTTCATTATATCACCCAATTGTTCCTTCATTACAGCATCATTCAGTTTTCTATGGACTCGCAAAAGCCGCCGGTCATGACGAGAAAAACTCAACACTGCCTGTCGGAACATATACAGATGAAGCCAAGACAGCTATAAGAACAATGCTCGGACTCGATAATCAGTCCATCATTGATATTGTAGAGGCTGGGCTTCCGTCAGCAGAGGAGGTAGGCTGGTGAAATACACAATCGAGGACACTTCTTTAACTGCGATTGCTGACGCTATTAGGAATAAGAACCACTCAACATCTCAAATGACTCCTGCAGAGATCAAAACGGCTATTGATAATCTGGACGTTGAGGAAGATTATGAATGGCGAAAGCCCGCCGACTGGCCAGACCTTGAGTCTATACAGCTTCCGGGGAGCTGGGAAGAAAGCACTTTATATTTCTTGTACGATAAGAAATGCGGAATTGATGAGGTTTCGATTTATTGTAACTCCACTAATAGAAGGATATACAAAGGAACTGTAATCAATGGTGAATTTGTAGGTGAACTCGTTCTTGATATAGGCAGACCAAATACTTTTACAGACACTCTTGAAGACGAGTACACTGTTTATAAAGTAGAAATCTACGCTAAATCGGGATGCCGATTTGACAAAGGCGCAACTAGATCATATGGATGGGCGGATCAAGGTTGCGTGTGGATATATGGAGAAATCCCAATGGTTAACTACATCGGTGGAGACTCTACGTGCTCTTTGCTTACTCCTTATCTTCGGAGAATGTATTTTATTCATGCAAAAAACATGTGGTTTACATTCCCTTCAAACCGATTTTCTCAAGGAACAGGATATGATATTTCTGTTTCATATGTGTGCGGATATGAGGAACCAAACGATTGGGGAAACCTTCCAGTTTCGAGAACAGGCAACGGGCCAATAACGCCGCCGATAAAACAAAAAAGCGATTTCATTCTAAAAAACGTTAACTTCCAAAATTCCTATACTAAAGCAAGTGTCACCGCAAGAAATGTGGTTTTGGTAAATCCTAGCGGGACTATGAAAAGTGAACAGTATAAAGATACATATCAGATTGAAAAATTTGTAGTACAAGGTGGAACAATGAAATGTTCAAGTATGTACTATATGTTTTCCTATTGTGTAAACCTTGTAACGTGCGACATGCATGACGTCGATTTTTCTGAAATGACACAATCTACAGGCGCGTTCAATATGTGCCATAAGCTAAAGAATTTGAGACTAAATTCTACGTGGGCGGTTGATCTAAGTCTGGGTAGTTGTGCAGAATTGTCAAGAGAATCCATACTTGGTATTATCAACGATTTGCCGGTAGTAGAAACAGCTAAAAAATTAACACTTAGTGCATATGCGAAATTCAACGCTGGCATAACTGACGAAGAACTCGCTATAGCCACTAATAAGGGTTGGACTGTAGCCTGATTTATATTTGAAAGGAGATCATATGTACTCAACAACTGTTGTTATTGCAGCTATCTTGCTCGGGATTATGGTCGGCGTAGTCTGGGCATCAATGATATTTGCCGTTAAGGATGAGTCTGCCGGTACATTCCTTATAAACAAAACGGATCCGGAGAAGGACCTGATCACTCTCAGGCTGGCGAAGGATCTGCCGGATATTGAGCGACGGAAAGTGATTCATTTGAATGTCGTGATACAGGACTAGTCGCGTAAAAAACACCTCTTATAATGCAAACTAAGGTTTATTTTATAGGAGGAAATCTAATATGGATAGATTTACAGAGAAAGACGTATTGTCGGAAGATGAATATTATGAGATGAAATTATTAATGATAATATTTGAATCTATGGAATTTAGCATAAGTAGCATTGAACATGAATTGAAAGAACTTGCTAATTATGAGAAATGTATCGCAGATTCAAAAGAAGCATTGGAGCATCTTGAGAAAATTTCAGACATCGTTAACAAAGCTCGTGCAAAATACTATACTAAAAATAAAGACTAAACATTAGTCCTGCAAATAGGGCCTCGTGAGAATTTCACGGGGTCTTTATTTTTCGCGTAAAATACACCTCTTATAATGCAAACTAAGGTTTATTTATAGGAGGAATTTAAGTATGACAGTAAAAGGTTTTTTAAATGAAAACAATAAGTTAAAGAAAGTATATGGCTCTCGAGTTTGTGTAAATGACGCACTTTATTGCCTTAAAAGCAGCGGTCTCGATGAAGAGGACCCTGAGATTAAGGAAATTTATGAGTCATTGTTCGAAAACGCGAGAAGACTTTATGAGTATGAAGCAAAACGTGAGAAGAACATTATAAAAGAATTAACAACTAAGCATTAGTCCTGCAAATGGAGGGTTGTGTAAAATACACGCCCTCTCATTTTTTCTCGGAGGTTAGAGAATGTTAACCGACAGATACAGGCGCTTTTACTGGCTTCTTGACAAGCGCAGAGACTGATTCGCGAAATTTTCACTTCTTATAATGAAAACCAAAGATTTTTATGGCTGGGGGCACTCAGTGGGCTAAGGATAGTCACCAATATTTGAATATTCGAATATTGTCAATCGGTTTCCATATGGATTGAGAACTTGTTTAAACTGAGGACTATATGAACGCGGGCATTATTAATATGCTTGTCGCCGTGTTGGGAAAAATACGCTGAACCATAAAATGACCTAGGTTTGGTTTTTACACGTGATTTTTTTTTACTCGCGAAATTTTCACTTCTTATAATGAAAGACATAAAACTTTATGGGCAAAATAAGACCAATAGGGATTCTTAAGGATCCCGAACGGGGGTCACGCTACAGCGGCGGACTCTGTCTTCGTAAAGGTGGGCTAAAGCCAATTGCGTATGTATTGGCTGAACGGGAAATGCGCATTCCCCGCGATAACAAAGCCAGGTGTAAGAAATTCACAAAACCATAATGGAAGCTGAACTTTCACGCGTTATTTTTTTTACTCGCGCTTTTTTCATGCCTTATAGTGCAAACGTTAAGTTTATATTCTAATTTCTAATTGGAGGAAATCTTATGAACGACATGACTAAAGGCATTATCGTACTCGTTGTTGCAGCATTGATCATCAGTGGTGGTCCGATAGCCGGTATTGGTGTACCGTGGCTTATCGGAGTATTACTGATCGGATCGTTTGTTGCGAAAACTGTGTTCGGCAAATCTCTTGGAGAATTGTTTGGAAAGGAGAATCCGGAAGAGGAGAAAGAAAAGTAAGCGTTAATTGATTGCAAGCCGAAGGGTGCTAATTACACACCCTTTTGGTTTTTTTCGCGTAAATTTCACTCCCTATAATGCAAACGTAAAGTTTATATTTTAGGAGGATTTACTATGGGATTTATTAACTTTTCTAAGGAAGACGTTCGCGAGTTATCAAATACTACGGCGGAAACTGTTGGTGGAAATCCGAGCATCAGTAATTATACTGGAGTGAAGTTAACGCTTATTCCTGCTGTGTTATTACTCAGCAGTTTTAAGCCATTCAAATGGTTGAGATTACCGGCTGCTCTGATGTTCGCCGATTCGGTGTATACCGTACATATACTCAATGGCGATGCCGGATTTAGAAACAAATATGGAACCGGAACAAATCTTAAGTAAAACTAAACATTAGGTTTGAAACAGGAGGCTGTGCAAAAAATGCATGGCCTCTTAGTTTTTTCGCGCAAATTTCAACACCTATAATGAAGACTAAATCTTTATAGGAGGTTTAATATGAAAAATACAAATGTGGATTTCGCTATTATTGTTTTAGCATCTATAGCGCTTGGTTTAACCATAAGCGAATGTATAGTTACAGTTATTGGTGCACCGAATATGGTGAGTGTATTAATAGCAGTAGTAATACTAGCATGTGTGACCATTGCGTTTTTTATTTATTTATTTGCGAATCTGACGAGAAAAGAAGAACAAGAATAAAAGATTAGTCATTACTAAAAGGGTGTTAAATTACACGCCCTTTTTAGTTTTTTCGCATAAAAATCACGCCTTTTAATGAAGACTTAATTATATTTTAAGGAGGATTTAATAATGGAAAGAAAAATTAGAGAGTACGAAGCGACAAAAACGATTCTTGTACTTGTAGCATTGTGTGCGCTTACATGCGGCTTCGTTCCTGGAGCAGCGGTGATTGTTACCGTAATTGCAGGAGCATGGCTCATTATGACATGCATTCTGCAGATATTGGAAATGCGTAAACTTCCGAAATCTGAAAGAGAGGAATTATTGAGAAAACTTTGATATTTAAGTCATCCGAGAGGCTGTGCAAAAATGCATGGCCTCTTTTGTTTTACCCGGACACAGGTGACGAATGGAGGTGTTTTAATGGTAGACCCGAAAGAAATAATCAAGACAATGCCGGAACCGGTCAAGATGAGTGCGGAAATCTTACGCCTGTATGCACTGGGCGTTCCGGTTTGGAAAATTGCCCAGCGGTTCAATGTCACTGAGCACTATGTCATCAGCTTATGTCGCCGTGACTAATCGCGAAAAAAACAGGCCCTATAGTGCAGACAAAACTTATATTTTAAGGAGGTTTTAATATGGACACAAAGGTACTTGAAGCAATGAACGAGAAATCCCTTGAAGGTGTTGCTAGCATCGACTGGAGTGATCCGGAGGACTACGGTCCTAAATGCGAAGCTATTAAGCAGCTGACTGAAGCTGGGGCAAAAGATCAGGAAATTCAGATCAAGGAAGCCACTCTTGAAAACGACAAGAAGGCAACCAGGATTGAATTGATCAAGATGATTGTCACTGGCGGAATCGGACTGCTTACTTTGCTGACGCAGTTAGGCATTGGACTTCGGGCTACGAAGAAGGAAGAAGATGGCGAACTCATTCTTGGGAATGACAAGATCGCGGTTCAGGAAAGCCAGAAGGGTCTGTTTAGACCGTTTAAATTCTAAACTGCAAACCGGAGGGTGTTAAATTGCACACCCTCTTGGTTTTTTCAAATTCGCGAATTTTTCACATTCTATAATGCAAGTGAAAACTTAATATTAATTTCAATATTTAATAGGAGGAAACACATGAACAATTTAACAAGTATTGTAAAAAGCAATCCGCTGAAAGTCGCTCTGTATTTTGGAATTTGCTTTGTTATTGGACTCGTATCCGGGATTACCAATAACTTGCTGATTACAAAAATTGCAGACAAGATGTTCGGAGGTGATTGCCTTTGATTGATCTTGCGATTATTTTGGTTTGTTTACTGATCATCAGAGAAGTTATTAATAATAAGAAATGAACTAGCAACTGGAGGGTTGTGCTAAAAATGCACACCCTCTTAGTTTTTGAAAGGAGATCTGTATGACTGAAATGATCGATTTTGAGGAACTGAAGAGAGAAGTAGACCGTAAAATGAGACAGCAGAAATTTGAGGACGCTTGGGACTGGGTAACTGAAAATTGGCAGTATCTCGCCGTAATCGTTCCCGGGATATTTGGGATCGGTAAGAAACTGCTTGGTGATCATAAGAAAACAAGCGAGGAATCCCTTAAGGAGAGGAGGTTCTATGATCCTCGCAAGGGTAGATATTCTACTGCCAGACGGAAACTCACAAAGAAGGAAGAGCGACTTGTTGAGGACCGATACAACAGAGGAGAGTCGTATCGGGCAATACTGGACGATCTTGGATTGCTGAAATAAGGAGGTCTTTTATGGACGATCTGTATATGGTTTCAATGGTTGACGATGAAGATAACGTATTTGACGCAGTCGTTGTCGGATTTGAAAATGCTAAGAAGATATTTGATGTCGGATTCAACACGCACAAGCATGGATACTTATACTTGTTTAAAGCTCACATAAGAGAAGACGGGCTTATTGAGGATATCGGTGACGCGCTTATGGAACGGTGGGAATAAATAGGAGAGTAAAAAATGGGGAGTAAAACGGTTTTAATCGTACCGGACAATGATATTCTGTTCACTAGAACTAAGTTCTGGCTGATTTCAAGGGGTAAGCAGTCAAGAACTATTTATATTCCTCTTGAGGATGAAGAGGAAAAGCAGCCTGTTATAGTTGTCAATCTGACGCTATTTGACAGACTGCTTTATTCTTTAACCTTCAAGAGAGGCGCCGAGAGAGTTAGTTGTTTCCACTGATTTATATTCAAAAGGAGATCTGAATATGGGAAATGCGTTAATGGTTAAAAATCTTAAAGACGAAACTCAGGCAAGAATTACTGCTATTGTTAACGTGCTCGAAGCAAACCGTGGAGAGTGGGTCTCAACAACCGACATTGGGCGTAAAATTGGCGCTGACAGGGCTGTGATTAAGTACGTCATGCCGTCTATCAAAGCTAAGTATCCGGAAATCGCTGTAAACAGACATTTGGGCTACATGCTGCCCAAAAAAGAGAATGATATTCCCGCTCCTGTCTACAGTGGATTTAGATACAAAACACCCGCAAAAAGCAAGGAAGGACTGGCTGTTATGGTAGAGCCTACACCGATCGCCAAGAAACCGACGGCATTTTTGAACGGATCTAAATTCAGAAGGGGAGAAATCTGGAAAACAGCTGGTTCTAACGGGTTGACAGAACTGTTTATCGTCTTCAATTACGTAGACGGTAAAGTGATCGGCGTACCTCTGTTTGAAGAAGCAGAGAAAGACGCTGCATATGTCACTGCAGTAAACGCTCGTGGCAAAAGATATTTTGCGGACTGCAGAATGATCAAAGCCAAGCCTGAGCGCTATTTCGAGCAGAGCGTGAACAGAATCACACCAGAACTCTACACAGAGATCCAGGACACGACGAGACTTATGTGCGGTTTCAAGAAAACTATTGAGGTGGTCAAGGAAGTTCCTGTTGAGGTTGTCAAAGAAGTCGAAAAGCGGGTAGAGGTCCCGGTAGAGGTTGTCAAGGAAGTTCCTGTCGAGAAACCTGTCGACAATCTCGAACTCTCCTTACTCAGGCAGAAGGTCGAGATCTACGAGAAGCTCTTAGACCGTCTTCTTGCGAAGTAATTCGCGAAAAATTCACCTCTTATAGTAGGAAACTAGACACTTACTATTGGAGGGAATTATTATGATGAACAAAACTAATAGCAACGGAGTTATCTATGTAACTGTAAACGGTGAGGAGTATTTTCTGTGCCCGTTTAGGAATGAGCATTGTGACATGTGCATCAATGGTCGCTGCGACGCTTTGAGCGTTCCTTCGATCAAGGATGGCAAATGCACATTTTGCAAGCCTAATCGGACGGATTATAGACACACTGAAGAAGGCTATGCAGATCCAACTGCCGCTGCAGCAATTGACAGAGTAATGAAGAATCGATAATAAGGTTTATTACCCGGAAGGGCCATGTGAAAATTACACATGGTCTTTTCTTTTTCTCTCTGAAGGAGGGTGATATTGTGACAGTTTTTGATAACAACGGTGTGGTAAATCTGCTCGTAGCGGTCGTCGAACTGGCGCGAGAAGATTACATGAAAGCTTATCAAATGTGCCTTGACGGCGAAGGCAAGAAACCGGTTGATCCGGCAATCGCTGAGAAAAAGAAGAAAACAACCAAAACTTGGTATGATGTTCGCCAGGAAATTGAGCAGTTTTTTAAGACATCTAAATGGCTGCCAATGTCTGGCGATGAAATCATAAAGGAACTGCAGTCACAGGTTAAAGAAAAAAGGAGGAAAAGAGTATGAATTTCAAGTCAATTTTCAAAGCAACAACAGGATTTATTAAAGCACACGACACTCAAATATTATCCGGAATCGGGGCGATTGCAACTATCGGAGCAGTGGTATCAGCCTTCAAAGCAGGACCGAAGTGCATGGATATTCTCACCGAGGCAAATGAAGAAGGTGTTAGTAACCTTGAGAAGGCAAAACGAGTGTTACCTGCAGCAGCACCGACGGTGATATTTACCGGGGTGGCTATTGCAGCAAACCTTGCAAGCCACAAGATCTCATCTGACAGGATTTCAGGGCTTGTATCAGCCTATGAGATTGCCACAAAGCTTCACGATAGCTACAAATCGACAGTGAAAGAAGAGGTTGGCGAGGAAAAAGAGGGTGATATTCAGCAGAAAGCTGTAAATCGGCAGGCAGTATCATCGAAAGACACGATGAATGTGCCCGTTGCAACTGGGTATGGCAATGACCTGTTCTATGATTCATGGACAGGCCGATGGTTCTTGTCTGATGTAGCTTATATACGCAAGACAATAAACGAGCTGAATCAAATGCTCCTCAATGAGAACTTCATATCACTTAACGAGTTCTATCAGGCAATAGGGCTTGATACAGTTGAAGCCGGAGAAGAGCTCGGATGGCTTCTGGATTACGGACTTATTGATATTTCGTTTGATGCAGGTCTGAATGACCTCGAGAAGCCATTCACAGGAATGAGCTTTATGGAGAAACCAGTCTACAGATATTGCAATCGGAGGTGGTAATATGTTGAGAAATGCTTTGTTTATGTATCTTGGAGTTGGCTGCTTGCTTGATGCCTGGATGATCAGGGAAGGTATGTACGAGGACTTAAGTGAAGAGATTATTCCCAAATACGGGGACAATCTGAAAACTCGTTTTACCATCGCTTGCATCCATCTCGGAACGATATTGGCCGGTCCGGTTATGTTTGTTAAGCACCTTATCGAGGAGGGCAAACATGGGAATTGAAACAAAAGATAAGTTTGTCGAGTTCCATCTTTACTGTCCGACATGCCAGCACAGGGATCTTCCGGAAACGGAGGACCCTTGCAATGAATGCCTTACAGAACCGGTAAATGAGAATTCTCATAAGCCGGTAAATTATATTCCGAAATAATAATTCGCGATTTTTTCATCGCTTATAATGCAAACGAAACTTTATATTATGGAGGAATTGCTATGAATAAAAATGGAACCGAAACCAACGGAACTGAAAACAATGGCGAACCTAAGAATAAAGTTGGATTCAAAGACGTTCTTGGCGGCTGGTCAATGAAGCACCCCAAGATCACAAAGGCTGTAAAGGTCACAGGTAAAGTGGCTCTTTGGGGTCTTGCGATCATTGGTGGAGCTGGCGTTGTCAAAGCTGTTAAGGACCGTGGCGATGACAGCGATTATTCGACGGAAAGCGATTATTCGACTGTCCCGGAATCGGTTGAAGCGACAGACGAATTCTGAACAAAACCGAATAATAGAAAGGAGGTTTAGACTTTGAGGGTTGTGCATAAAAAGCACGCCCTCTTAGTTTTTTCGCTTATGAATGATATTCGTAATCTTACAGATGACGCACCAGGCAAGAGACGAATCAGAAAAGTTTCGGGCTATGTCCCACAAAAAGACAATCCGTTTAAGAAATTCGCTGGAATGTTCTTTGAGGAAGACTTTAAGACAGTCAGAAATGGCCTGTTTTACGAAGTGATTATCCCGACAATCAAAGGCTTTATTGCAGATATTTTCATCCAGGGACTTGAACGAGCTCTCTGGGGAACAAGCAGTGCAAAAAGTAGAGGCAGAACGGATTATACGAGAGCATCGCGTTCGTCTTTAGTTAGAGATGCTGTTCAGCCAGAAACTGAGGCAAAAGAAAAGTTTTCATTCACTGACGTTGTGATGCAGGATAGATCAAGCGCTCAGGATCTGCTTGACAGTCTTAGAGACGCGATCGAAGAGTACGGATCTGTGTCGGTAAATGATCTGTATGACGCTCTTGATCGCTCAGATAACCAGGATTTCGTGAATGTCCATTGGGGTTGGAAGAACCTTGATGACGTTCAGATTAAAAGAACAAGAACAGGATGGTGGGTAGACCTGCCAAAGCCTGTTAGCTTACGGTGATATTCAGAAAGGAGATTAATATGTTCAACTCAATTGTAAAAATGGTCGCAAAGACAAAATTCTTTGTAATTAAAAACTCTCCGCAGATCCTCATGGGTGTTGGCTGCGTGTCGATGGTTGGAGCTGTAATCACGGCGTGCAAAGGAACTCTGAAATTCCAGGAAGTTCTCGATGAGCATGAAGCTATGATGATGAAGCAGGAAGAAGTCGAGGCAGCACTGGAAGACGGAAGAATTTCCGAGGAAGATTACACTCCTCAGGACCGCAAGAATGACAAGATTAAGATTTACACAGCAACTGTACTCGGCGCAGTAAAATGTTATGCTCCCACCGCGGTGTTGACTATTCTTTCAGGCGGATGCTTCTTGGCTGCATCTGGCATTCTGCAGAAAAGATATTTGGGTGCGGCAGCAGCTCTTGCGGCATCTATCAAAGAAAAGAAGGAACTTGAAAACAGATTCATCGAAGAATACGGTGAAGATAAGCTGGAAGAACTGAAGTACGGCAAACCGGTTGTTGTTGGTCATGTTGAGCACACTGACGAAGAAGGAAAAACAGTAGCTGAAGAAATTTTAGAGCGTGATAAAGATCCGATTTACGGACCGTTCATGTTCTTCTTCGACGCAACGTCTCCGAACTGGGAAAAAGATCCTGAAGCAAACCGTACTTTCCTTTGGCAGCAGCAGAGATTCCTAAATATGAAGCTTCAAGCTCAGGGATATTTGTTCCTGAATGATGTAAGAATCGCCTTGGGTGCCAGACCGACTCAGTCAGGACAGACTAATGGCTGGATCTACAACAAGCACCGAAAAGATTTCGTCGATTTCGGTATCTTTGATGCAAATGATGAGTGGAAGCGTCGTTTCATTAACGGTCTGGAGCCGGTCGTAATAATCGATCCAAATGCAACACCTATCCTTGATATTGCGGGATTGGAGAAATGAAGGGACGTTGACTTGAGGTATCCTGGTACGGGAACGTATCAGGATATTTTCGATTTTCCATGGCTCTTTGGGATTCAATATGAGGAATAGACGATGATGTTCTTTGCTTTGATTACTTTATTTCTGATCATAGCATTTTATGCAGCGATTACCATGCTGGCATTCAAGATAGTGGCCACTCTTGCATACCTGTTTTGGTTTATCGCTGTGATTGTTATGATCGTAATGTTTTTGCTCTAGGAGGAAAGTATGAACAATTTCATTAAGTATGCGGTGATATTCGCCGGGGGAGCAATTTTCGGAAACCTTTTGACGAGATACATGTTCAAAAAGCAGTACGAAGTTGTGGACGAGGACATGGGCGATGAAGACACCGAGGACGTTGCAGATGAGAAGCCTGAGGAAAAAGAAGAGAAGATCGACGATGCTGAGGTCCATGATATTCTCGAAAATGTTGTCAGAAACAAAGGTTCTGTTCATCGCAGGACGGAATCTGACTATACGGATTACGTAACGAGGTACAAAAGCGTGGATGAGAAGACTTATGATCCGGTAGAACAAGAATCTCCGGAAGACGATCCGCCAGATGATGACAGTTACAACCCGGGTGGATATTTAACAAAAGAAAGACAGGAAAAAGCAGGCGTCATGGAATTGATCTTGCCTGAGGATTTCGGATCAGAAGACGGCTTTGATATTTGCACTCTCTTCTATTATCTGCAGGACGATCAGCTGCTTGCCGAGGACGAGCTGCCTGTAGGAAATAAGGAACTTTTCGACTATGTAAGAGAAGCTGCAGACAGTCTTGTACATGACACCGGCCACTTTACAGGTGACTGGCAAATGTATGTGAGAGACTGGAAATCCGGGATCGACTACGAAATCATCATCGTGGACGACTTAAGTCCTTATTTTAATAATATTCCTGCAGGAAAGGAGGATTAATGAACAGTAATAAGTATTTTCGCTGGCTGACTGCGAAAGCTGGGATATTTAAGACAATCCCGGACTATATAAACGTCCTCAGCAGTGAAACTTACAAGTACAAAAACCCGCTGGACGAAAACAGAGCACTGGATGGAAAAGCCCTTCGTCTGGAATATGGGGATGACACCGGTGACATGGTAACACCAAGCGACCTAAGAGAACCAGCGACATATCTTGAAGTCATGGTGGCTCTTGCCGATCGCATTGAAAATGATATTATGTGCGATCCGCTTGACAAGCCTGATCCCAGCAAATGGTTCAAGCTTATGGTCGACAATCTGGGTCTCGAATACGAGGGTGCTGCTAGTATGCGTAGCACCCTTGATCGTTTTAACGACAAAGTTTTTCCTGTAACTACTAATCTTAAAGAAGATCAACTCTGGTCTAAAGCATCAGAGTTTATCAACGAGCACTATTATATTTAAGGAGAGTAAGAATGGCTAACAGAACAGGAAGTAACAAAGGAAAAAACTACAACAAAAGAGACAATCCTATCTGTAGAGATCCTCGTCCCTGCTTTGGACGCAGAGGAATTCACTGCACGATCCTGACTGAGAGTTTTGATGGCTGCGAAAAGAAATGCCCGTTTTGTAAGCCGTTCAGGACTCTTCCGAAAGACTGGGCACCGCTTGTTGATCGTGCTTCAGTCGTAGACATTGACGGAGAAATGTACATAAAGCTTAAATAGGGGTGATATTCTTGCGAGCGACCTGTTGTAAAGATTGCCCGAATCGTTTTGTCGGATGTCACGGCAGTTGTGATAAGTATAAAGAGTTCAGGAAGAGTCTGGACGATAGAAACAGGGCTATTCATAAAGACCGTGCAGACCATAAGCAGATCTGGACATATACGCATGATAGCAGGTATAGGAAACAACTAAGAAAGGGGATCGTGAAATGAACACAAGTTGCATATGTAGTGTAATGCGTTTTCGTTTTGACACCTTTATGATTAAACGTGCAGTAATGGAAAACGATGGTCGCTTCTTGCTGCGTGTGATTAAACGTGCAGAAATAGAAAAAGGTTTGAGTTTCTCGCAGTATGTGATTAAACGTGCAACAAGAGAAAACGATGGTCGTTTCTTGCAGCATATGGTCAATTCCACAACAAAGCATAAGGATATTTATACCGGAAAATATTGGTCTAAGATTTTAGGAGGCGCTTATGTTAACTGAAATTATAGGTGTTCCGGCGATGCTTGAGCAGCTTGCCGAAGAGTCGTCTGAATTAACTCAGGCGGCTCTTAAGTATGCTCGTGATATTCGTGACGAGAACAAAACACATAAAGAAAGAACAGAGATTGTTAAAAACTTTCACGAGGAGATCTGTGACGTCATGATCTGCCTTGACGAACTCGTTGGGTCAGGCATTATTAACATGGACGAAGTCGAGCTGTGGAGTCTTCACAAGACAAACAGAATGAAAAAGAGGCTGCAGGAAGATGGATATTTGCCAAAGGAGAGTGCCGATGAAGTGGAAAACAGTGGCGAAGGGAACTCTACTGAAGTGGAATAAAGTAGGAGAAAAAGTTCCTCACTTGCCAGGCTTTGATGATATCCTTATTGTTCTTGTTTCTGTAGTAAAACCGGACGGTGAAAAATATGTAGATATGGCCGTGTATGACTACAGTGCAGATGAGTTTATACCATGGATATCCTATACGATGTGTGCGGCTATTGGCGGAAAACGGCTTACTTATTCAGATATAGAGGCCGAAGTATACGCATGGACGATTATGCCAACGCCATTTGAAGAGGAGGAGAGTAATGATTGATTTCAGTAAAGTATCTGTAACTGGTTGGGAAGAAGCAGCTCGTGGGATGAGAAACCCGCTTAACTCCTGGAAACTTGGTGACACAAGGGGGTCTGATGTGGGCCCCAATGATATGCGACTGATGACCAGTCTGTCAAAAGCCGGGTCAGACCATGCAAAGTACAAACGCATGATCCAGGTATACGTGGATATTACTGCTCCTTTCTATTGGTGGAAGCAGTTCGATACCTACAAGATCGGAACGGTTGCTAACAGCTGCAGCACAATGCACATGCTGACGGCAAAAGAGTTCGGACTGGACGACTTTAGCTACGAATGGTGTAATGACAAGGACTCCATGGATATTCTCAAGGCAACCATTGAGGTCCTCAACAAAAAGAGGAAGATCTGCAAAGACCCGAATGCCACAAACTCCGACAAACGAGAGGCCTGGTATTCTATCGTGCAGCTTCTTCCTGAAGGATACAACCAGAAAAGAACTGTAATGCTGAATTACGAAGTTCTTTCCAGGATGTATAAGTCGAGAAAGAACCACAAGCTTGCGGAATGGAACGTATTCTGCAAATGGGTTGAAACTCTGCCACATAGCGGACTGATCACGGATTGATATTCAGAGGAGGAAATGAGTATGGAAGGTATGAAAGAAAAATACAACATCCTTGACTTTGAGCGTTTTAGTGATTCATTAATAATTGCACTCTGGGATAACGGTGAGCACCAGAAATTAACCAAACGTGAAATACTGGCGATAGCGAGACTGGGTAAAGAACTCTTTCCGGACGAGCTTGGATTCAGAGAGCCGGAGATAATTGCAAAAGCTGAGAAGGAAATCGCTTGCCAGAAGCTCAATAAAAAGATTGAGGCAAATGGCTTTTTCACAGAAAAAGACGTTCGTGAAGCACTTGGTATTGGAGAAGCGAACGGTCCGTTTGAAGTTAAGTTGACCATAACGATAGATTGATATTCATAGGAGGAAATGAGTATGAGAACATCTGCTGAAAACAAGGCATATTTAGATGCTGCAGCCCGGGAACTTGAAAAAAAGCTTGAGAAAAATGGTTTTTTCACAGGAGAAGATGTTCGTGAAGTTCTTGGCATTGGCGAAACGGACTATCCGTTTAAACCCGAGTTTTGTGAAGTCAAACCATATGTAAAAGAAGACTATAAAAACATTTCTGTACAGTACGACGATGACAGAATTGCAGTTGTCGACAAGGTCGACAATACTTTGCATGAGACAACTCGCGAGCGCTGGGAACATATGGGACCTCTTCCTATAAAAGTGATATTTCACGATCCGGCGACAATTGTATACTGGGCAGACGATACGAAGACCGTAGTTAAGTGCCAGGAAGGAGACACCTACAGAAAGGAAACAGGTTTGGCGCTCTGCGTAATGAAAAAAGTTTATGGAAACACCGGCTTGTATAACAAGATAATCCGTGCTTGTATCAAGGAAGGAGAGTCGCATGAGGATGATTGATATTCTCGATAACACTGCAGCAATTGTTAACAAATACGCTAAACCTGTTGGAAAAATTCTCTGGATTGTAACCTTGGCTCTTGTTAAGGGCTACGCAGACAGCGCCCTGGAGACAGAAACCAAGCCAATACGCAGAACCATGCCCAGGAGACCTCTTTATATTTCTGACGAAGAGGTGCAGATGGAAGCGATCGACGCCATAATGATCACTGCAGGACGTGATGTATTTGACTCCGACAGGATAAACCATGCTCAAATGGTATTTGACATCGCAGACAACAGTCTTGATAGCGACACTATAAAATACGCCATCACAAAACTCAGAGAAATCTCAAACAAGATGACATTCATAGACGGCAGAAACGAAGTCATGGACATGATTGTACGACTCAGCACATCAGCCTGGCTTTGATTGATATTTGAAAGGAGGTCGGTAACATGATGGGAATAAAGGAGAGTCGTTTCTATGACGACATTCACAGCATCGCCAAGTCACTTCAGCAGCTCGTAAAGCTTCAGACACAGGCGCATTGCACAAACGAGGTTGTCTATTGGGGTGAAGGTGCAAAGACGGCTTTTACGTCTGAGAAAGGAGACGAAACAAAGGAAGATGCTTGACTTTGTGCGGATTGTCTCTGGCACAAAAGTCGTAAACAGGCGTGATGTAACAGAAGTGTATCCTAAGTTCATTATTAATCCCCGTACAAAGGACCTTATGGTTCGCGGCGGGGATTTTTATGCGGTTTGGGATGACGAAAAACAGTTATGGTCAACGCAAGAGCAGTCTGTTATAGAACAGGTCGATAAAGAGCTCGAGGAGTATGCCAAACAGTTCTCTAATCAGGACGTCATGATTAGATACATGTGGGATGCTGACTCGGGCTCAATTGATCGTTGGCACAAATACGTGCAAAAGCAGATGCGCGACGTTTACGTGCCATTAGACGAAAAAGTAATGTTCAGCAATACAGAGAGGAAGAAGACGGATTATGCAAGTCACGTCCTTCCTTACCCATTGGCAGAGGGTGATATTTCCAATTATGAGGAACTGATCAGCACTCTCTACGATGAAGATGAAAGAGACAAGCTCGAGTGGGCTATCGGTGCAATAATCAGCGGAGACGCCAAGCACATTCAGAAGTTCATCGTTCTTTACGGCACTGCAGGATCAGGAAAGTCGACGTTCCTCAACATCCTGCAGATGCTGTTCGATGGATATTTCTCAATATTTGACGCTAAAGAGTTAGCATCGAATAACAACAGCTTTGCTCTCGAATCATTTAAAGAAAATCCGCTTGTCAGCATTCAGCATGACGGTGACTTGTCCAGAATTGAAGACAACACCAAGCTGAATTCAATTGTCTCACATGAAACCATGGAAATTAATGAGAAGTTCAAAGCCAAGTATAGCGCAAAATTCAACTCATTTCTTTTTATGGGTACGAATAAGCCAGTTAAGATCACGGAAGCAAAAAGTGGACTGATCAGACGGCTTATTGATGTGAAACCGAGTGGAAAGAAACTTCCTTATAAGAAATACAAGGAACTGATGGCAAAAATTCCGTTTGAGCTCGGCGGAATTGCATGGCATTGTCTGAAGAAGTACGAGGAAATGGGCGAAAGCTACTATGACAAGTACATTCCGAAAGACATGATCTCAGCCACAAACGATTTCTACGACTTCATGGAACACAACTATGATATTTTCGTTCGAGATGATTGTGTGACGTTAGTTGAAGCATGGAAATTGTACAAGGAATATTGTGACTTTGCTAACGCGTATCAGTTGCCGATGCGGGTTATGCGTGTGGAGCTTCGTAACTATTTTGCATATTACGAGGAGAGGGGTGAGATTGATGGTAAGCGAGTCAGGAATTTATATTCTGGGTTCCTTAAAGACAAGTTCAATTACTCGAACACAAAGGAACCAGAAAGCAAACCTGAAGAAGACAATTCATGGCCCGGATTGATATTTGAGAATTCTCTGTTTGACAAGGAGTTTGCTGATTGCCCGGCTCAGTACGAAGTCGAGTATAACGGCAGTGGTCAGCCTGAGAAGAGATGGGCGAATTGTCGAAAGAAACTCAAGGATTTGGACACGTCAAAGACACATTATGTTAAAGTCCCTGAAAATCTCATTGTCATAGACTTTGATATTCGTGGCAAGGACGGCGAGAAAGACGCTGAAGCAAACATTGAAGCAGTCAAACACTGGCCGAAGACTTATGCCGAATACAGCAAAAGCGGCGCTGGAATTCATCTTCACTACTATTACGACGGTGATATTTCCAAATTAAGCCGAGTCTATGACGACAAGATTGAAATAAAAGTGTTTACAGGCAATTCGGCCCTTAGACGCAGGCTGAGCAAATGCAATGATATTCCTATCGCAACGATCAATTCTGGCCTTCCCTTGAAAGGAGATCTCAAGATGGTAAATTGGGAAGGCATTAAAAACGAAAAGATGCTCCGGACGATGATTAAGAAAAATCTGAATCGGGAGTATCACGCAAACACAAAGCCTAGTGTTGACTATATTAAGAAGCTCTTGGATGACGCATATGAATCCGGGATTCAGTATGACGTGGAAGACATGAAACAAGACGTATTGATATTTGCCATGTCGTCCACAAACAACGCTGAGCTCTGTGTAAAAATGGTTTCGGACATGAAGTTTCATTCCGAAGCAGCACCAGAAGCCGAAATACCTGACTCTGATGAGAAGCTTGTGTTCTTTGATATTGAGGTGTTTCCAAATTTATTGCTTGTAAATTGGAAATACCAGAGATCCGATACAATTGTGAGAATGATTAATCCTAAACCGTGGGAAGTTGAGGCATTATTCAAACTCAAACTGGTAGGATTCAACAATCTCAAGTACGACAACATTATTCTTTATGCAAGAAGTATGGGATATTCTATAAGGCAGTGCTACGAACTGAGTCAGCAGATCATTGAAACACATAATGCACCGCCAATGAGTCATTCAAAGAACATAAGCTATACAGATGTGTTTGACTTCTGCTCAAAGAAACAGAGTCTGAAGAAGTGGGAGCTTGAACTGGATCAGCCTCATCAGGAACTTGGTTTGCCTTGGGATCAGCCTGTTCCTGAAGAGCTCTGGACAAAGGTTGCTGAATATTGTGAGAACGATGTATTAGCAACTGAAGCCGTATTTAATGCTAGGATAGCTGATTATGAAGCACGATTGATATTGGTGCAGCTTGCTAAGATCTTTGCACCTAATATCGTGTCGACTCCAAATGACACTACAAACGCACTGACAGGACGAATCGTATTCGGTAACAATAAAAATCCTCAGAACGAGTTTGTTTACACAGATCTGAGCAAGATATTTCCCGGATACACGTTCGAACTGACAGACAAAGGCCCTGTATCGACATACATGGGTGAAGAAGTCGGTGAAGGTGGCTACGTGTATGCTAAGCCTGGCATGTACACAAACGTTGTAACTTTTGACGTGAGTTCAATGCATCCTCACAGTATGATTGCGCTCAACATATTTGGCGACAGGTATACTGAGCAGTTCAAGAAACTTGTGGATTTGCGAGTTTTCGTCAAGCATAAGGACTTCGAGTCTGCCAAGAAGCTGTTTCCTGGGATATTGGATGAATATCTCGCCGATGAAAGCCAGTCAAAAGCTCTTGCAGGTGCTCTGAAGATAGCGATCAACTCAGTGTATGGCTTAACCGCAGCACACTTCGATAACGTATTCAGAGATCCTCGTAATGTTGACAACATTGTGGCAAAACGTGGAGCTTTGTTCATGGTTAGTCTCAAGAATGAAGTTCAGAAACGCGGCTATACGGTAATTCACTGCAAGACCGACTCAATCAAGGTCGTGAATCCGGATCAGTCGATTCAGAATTTTATTGAGGAATACGGCAAGACGTATGGATATTCCTTTGAGATTGAGGCTAAGTATGAACGAATTTGCCTCGTTAATGATGCTGTGTACATTGCGAAGGAAGAAGAGGGAACCTGGACAGCAACTGGCGCTCAGTTCCAGGTTCCTTATGTATTCAAAACTCTCTTCAGTAAAGAACCATTGATATTTAAGGACCTTTGTGAGATAAAGACCGTCTCCAAAGGTTCTATTTATTTGGACATGAACGAGGGTTTGAAAGACGTAAGTTCACTCGAGAAAGAGCGTGAAAAGAGAAAGAAGAAGGGTGAAGACTGCACGGATCTGGACATTGATATTGCCGAAGGACACGATTACAAATTTGTTGGTCGTGCCGGTCAGTTCTGTCCGATCAAGTCTGGTTGCGGCGGTGGAGTAATGTATCGCTATGACAAGGGCAAGTATTCTGCAGTCACAGGAACAAAAGGTTACCGCTGGTTGGAATCAGAGTATGTCCGGAAATACGGCTATGACAAGAACATTGACTATGGATATTTCAACAAACTGGTCGATAACGCGATTGAGGCTATTTCGAAGTATGGAGACTTTGAATGGTTTACATCTGCAGAGACTATCAAGCCGGATTTCATGAACGTACCGGAAGTAAACAACGAAGAAGTACCATTTTAAAGGAGGTTGATATTTATGACATGGGTTCTTTTCGGACTTGGTCTCATCGAGATCATTGCTATTATGGTTTGTTCATGCGTTATTGCCACTTATCTTGGCTACATGAAGAATGACCTGGTAAGAGAAATCGTTGCAGCAAGGCAGGAGTTGAAGTCAACCGTTGAGATTGAGTCCATTGGCACAAGAAATGAGGTTGATATTCGCAGCGGAAACATCTTGGCGAGACTCAATGGTAATGATTATCCTTCTTGCGTTTTAGAATCGAACGATTGCGAAACTGGAACTGATGGATTTGAAGAGGCTTTCGCTCCTCTGGAGGACGACGGAAAATGAGTGATATTATTACACATCCGTCGCACTATTGTTTAGACCGTAAATACGAGCCTAAGGATGTCATCCGGGATTGGGGGTTGAACTTCAATCTCGGATCGGCTGTTAAGTACATCAGTCGTGCTGGAAGAAAGGGTGATATTCTGCAGGACCTTAGAAAGGCCAGGCAGTTTATCGAATTTGAAATTGAGGCAATTGAAGAAGAGAGATCAGAAATAGCAGAAGAGATCGTAAAGGAGACAGAGGAATGATTATCGATGACAAAGGGTTAAATCTGAAGCCTTGTCCGTTCTGTGGTGCACATCCGACGCTTAACAAAGATGACGGAGCATCATGGTTGATTCCTACACGAATCAGTGATGATGATCCTGCATATTCAGTTGAATGCGATAATGTCGATTGTGACTGCAATCCTTGCACTATTTTATTTAAAACAAAAGAAGAAGCTATTGAAGCTTGGAACAAAAGAGTAAAGGAGACAGATGAATGATTGCTGTTACTGAAGCGCTTGGAATTAAGCCGTGCCCGTTCTGCGGTGAGTATCCGATGTTTTGGGACGAGTATGATGAGCGTTTTGTAAGCTTTACAGATCGCGATGACTGTAGATATTATATTGAATGCGTAAATGTTGGCTGTGCCTGCAATCCTTGCACTATTTTATTTAAAACAAAAGAAGAAGCTATTGAAGCTTGGAACAAAAGAGTAAAGGAGACAGAGGAATGAAATTTACAAGAAGAGGAAGATATTGCTACCTGGAAAACGTAACCAAAGAGAACATCAGATTTGCAAACCTGGCTGGAAGAATGACCGGATCACCTTATGACGATCCGAACAATCCCAAGCATGTGTATGTGCTTTGGGTTGATGATCCGGATGTTGTTTCTGCACTCAGAGAAGAAAACGTTGTGGTCAAGGAAGTTCCTGACAAGGACAATCCTGATATTTCCAGGTTCTCTGTTCAGCTTAAGGCTTATCCTAAAATGAGGGTGAACAGAAACACTGGCAAAGAAGAACAGTACCCGAAGGTAATGATGAGCACTAATGAAAACACTGTAAGACTTGAGGTTGGAAGCTTCGGTCTGGTCGATGGTTTGCATGTAGAAAGTATGGATATTGCGTTCCATACATGGCAGTATAACCAGCACAAACCGGACTGTATTGCAGTCATTGATGAGCTCTGGGCGAAGGTTGATGAAGGCGCTGGAGAGACAGACGACAGATATTTGGCCGAAAAATATGGCTATGAAGAGGAAGAAGAGGTTCCCTTCGAATAAAAAGTGTTCACAATTTGGACACAAAATGTTCACAATTTGGACACAATTTGGACACAAATAACAAGAAAATGACGATTTTTGGTCAGATACCCACTTTTTACCCCCTTTTTATTAATACGCGAATACAAAACAAAAAGAAAAGTAATAGAAATGGGCAAAAAAAGTGGGTAATTGACCAAGCTTGAAAATGAGGTGAAAAATGAGTTATTATCCATCTGCTTGGAAAACCGGTGACGTAATCACCGCTGAAAAACTTAACAACATGGAAAAGGGCATTTCTGATGCAGACAAAACAATGCTTGGACAAATGGTCATTGATATTTCAGGCGGCAGTTCTACAACACTTCTTCCGCTTGTCGTAGACACGAATCTGGTCTATACAGACTTCATTTGCAAGAGTATCGACCTTATGTACACTAATGCAGATATTAGCCCTGAAAGTGGTACATATTCAGAATCAATAGTCTACATGATTACAGCTGCAGCTGCCGATCCTAATGATTCAGACAAAGTCGTATTGATATCTGACTTTGGCAGAAAGTTTGAATACAGTAGATCAACCGGCGAAATAACATACATTGGTTCAACAGAACCTAGCGGTTTATTTACAATACCTGATTAAAGAGGTGACAAATGGCAGTTTCACTTTATCAGCATCAAATTGATGCAATACGAAAAATGAAAAACGGTTGTGTTCTTGTTGGTGATGTTGGAACTGGCAAATCAAGGACCGCCATCGCTTACTACTTCATGAAAGTTTGTGATGGTGATCTTTGCATAAACGGAGAAGGAAGGTTTCACAAGATGCGAAAGCCTCGTGACCTTTATATTATCACGACAGCAAAGAAAAGAGACTCGCATGAATGGTGTGACGATCTTTCTCCGTTTGCATTAGTCGAAGGAGAGAACGCAGTTCAGTGTGGCGTCAACATTGTCATCGACTCATGGAACAACATAAAGAAGTACAAAGATGTAGTCGGAGCTTTCTTTATATTCGACGAGCAAAGAGTTGTTGGTTCCGGTGCATGGGTTAAAGCGTTTCTGAACATAACAAGAAAGAATCAGTGGATCTTATTGTCTGCAACTCCTGGAGACACATGGACAGACTACATTCCTGTGTTTGTGGCCAATGGATATTTCAAGAATAGGAGTGAATTCTGTAGAGAGCATTGTGTATACAGTAGGTTTGCAAAGTATCCAAAGATCGAACGCTACACTGACACCGGAAAACTCCAGAAATACAGGGGTGATATTCTGGTTCACATGCATTACGAGAAGGAAACCATTCCGCATCATGAATACATCCAATGCGATTGGGACACAAGGCTATACAAGACCATTTGGAAAGACAGATGGGATCCGTATGACAATGAACCAATTGCTGAAATGGGCAAACTGTGTTATTTGCTAAGAAAGGTGGTTAATAGCAATGAGTCAAGAATTGAAGAGGTTCGGAAAATTGTCACCGAGAGAAAGAGAGTCATTATATTCTATAACTACACGTACGAACTGCAAATGCTTCGAGAACTCTGTGAAGAACTCGGAGTCAAAACAGGAGAATGGAACGGAGAAGTTCATACTGGAGTGCCGAGTGGGAAGAGCTGGATTTACCTGGTACAGTATCTTGCCGGGTCTGAGGGATGGAACTGTACTAGTTGTGACACTATGATATTCTACAGCCAGTCATACAGTTACAGAACGACCAAACAGGCAGAAGGTCGAATAGACCGATTAACCACTCCATACAAGGATCTGTACTATTATCATCTTAGATCTACGTCACCCATTGATATTGCCATTGGAAGAGCACTGAGAATGAAACGCAATTTCAATGAGAAGAGCTTTACAGGGCGCATATAAAACACGCCCTGTTCTTTTTTGCGTCTTATTGATATTTCGCGTAAAAAACATGGCATATAATAGAAGAGAAGGGTATGTACGTCTTTTTTAAGGCGTTACATACCCTTTTTGTTTTATCAAGGAGGTGAGCGAAACGATTGAAAGTAACTTTCAGAAAGGCGTCATCAAGGAAATTAAGGAGAAGTTTCCTGGCTGCATAGTCATGAAGAATGACGCCAACTACATCCAGGGCATTCCTGATCTGTTGATATTGTACAACGACAGATGGGCTGCTCTTGAATGCAAGCAGAGCTTGAAAGCCAGTCATCGTCCAAACCAAGACTATTATGTCGAGAAGATGAACAACATGAGTTATGCCGCTTTCATTAGCCCTGAGAACAAAAAGGAGATTATCGATGCAATGGAACAATCATTACAGGGACGTTCCTGAAGGCGCTCATGCGTTTTTAGGAGCAAGTAAATATTCATGGTTAAACTATGATGAAGAGAAACTTGCAATGGTATACAACAACATGCTTGCGGTCACAAGAGGCACACAGCTTCACGCCCTTGCATGTAGCTGCATAAAGCTTGGACAGAAACTCCCAAGATCCTCAAAGACTCTTAATGCCTTTGTCAATGATGCAATTGGTTTTCGTATGAGACCCGAACAGCCTTTGTTCTATTCGCCGAACTGTTTCGGTACAACAGATGCTATCTGTTTTAGAGACGGCTTGCTCAGGATTCACGATTTAAAGACGGGTTCAACTCCTGCTTCTATGAAGCAGCTTTATATTTACGCAGCTCTGTTCTGCCTTGAGTATAAGCAGGATCCGTTAAAGATCAAGATGGAATTACGCATCTATCAGAACGACGACGTCCTTATTGATATTCCTGATCCTGAAGAAATAAGGGAGATCACCAAAAAGATTGTTAGCTTTGACAAACTCATTGAAAGGATAAAGGAGGAAAACAATGGGAACATTTGAGGATCATCAAGATTTATATTTGATGCATTATGGTGTTGGCCATGATAAGGGCGGTCATTCAGGACGCTATCCTTGGGGTTCAGGCGATATTCCATATCAGCGATATGGTGATTTTTATTCAAGGTACAAGAACCTCAAAGCTGAAGGCAAGACAGAAAAAGAGATTGCTCAGGCTTTAAATGTTCTTGACAAATACGGCAATCCTTCAGTCAAGAAGCTTAGAGCAATGTATTCTAATGCAGGCGCTGAGAAAAGAGCCGTAGATCGATCGATTGCTGTTAAACTCATGGAAGAGTGTAATGGTAACAGGTCTGAAGTAGCAAGAAGAATGGGAATTAACGAGTCTACAGTAAGGTCTCTTCTTGATGAAAACAAAGCAGCAAGAAAAGACGCTACAAGACAGACTGCAGAAGCGCTTAAGGCTTATGTTGACGAACATAAATACGTTGACATTGGTCCTGGTGCTGAGTTCGGACTTGGCGTCAAGCGTACCAAGTTCCAGAATGCAGTTGATATTCTCGAAGAAGACGGTTACAAAGTTCAGTACATTCAGATTGATCAGATGGGAACCAACCACAAAACAACTATCTCTGTACTTACACCTGGCGACGTTCCTTATAGCGAGCTTTCTGAAAACCGCTATGATATTGCTCCTCTTAGCGGAACACGTACTGTTGATGACGAAGGAACCGTTACAAAACTCGGTCTTGCAGATAAGCCTGTTGCCATCTCTTCTGATCGTGTGCAGATTAAGTATGCTGAAGAAGGCGGCCTTGATCGAGACGGTCTTATTGAGCTTCGTCGTGGAGTTAATGATATTTCAATTGGCAATAGCCAATATGCACAGGTCCGAATCAACGTTGATGATACACACTATCTGAAAGGCATGGCTATCTATAGCGACGACCTTCCAGATGGAGTTGATATTCGTTTTAACACAAACAAGAGTTTGGGCACTGACAAAATGAAGGTGCTGAAACCTTTGAAGCATGTAAATGCAGACGATCCAAATAGTCCTGTTGACTGGGACAATCCATTTGGTGCTAGTATTGAGACCCAGAAAACTTATAAAGATGCGAATGGTGAAACTAAATACTCAGCAGCAAACATTATTAGAGAGGAAGGCGAATGGGCAAGTTGGTCCAAAAACCTTGCCTCTCAATTTCTTTCTAAACAGCCTTTACCATTAGCTAAGAGACAGCTTGAGACAGCTTATGAAGATAAGCGAGTTGAGTTTGAAGAGATCTGTAAATTAACAAACCCGACGATTAAGAAGAAATTGTTGGAGTCATTTGCAGATGGATGCGACGCTCAGGCTGTAGATCTTAAAGCTGCTCCGTTTCCACGCCAGCAATCCCATGTATTACTTCCTTTCACGGATGTCAAAGAGGGCGAAATCTATGCTCCGAACTATGAGAACGGAACAAAGGTCGCCCTCGTTAGATATCCTCATGGCGGAACGTTCGAAATACCCATTCTTACAGTTAACAATAGAAAGGGATCACAGGCAGATGAGGCAATTCATAACGCTCCTGATGCTGTCGGTATCAACCATAGTACGGCTCAGCGTTTGTCAGGTGCCGACTTTGACGGAGATACTGCTGTAGTCATTCCTCTTAGCGACAAAGTCAACGTTAAGAACAGTAAACCTTTGAAGGGATTGGAAGACTTCGATCCTAGCTCAGCTTATCCTGGCTATCCTGGAATGAAAGTCATTTCAAACCAGACTAAACAGATTGAAATGGGCAAGGTTACTAATCTTATCACTGACATGACACTTAAAGGTGCTACAGAAGAAGAACTTGCCAGAGCTGTTAAGCATTCAATGGTCGTTATCGACTCTGAGAAGCACAAGCTTAACTACAAATTGTCTGAACAAGAGAACGGTATTGCCGAGCTCAAGAAGAAATACCAGGACAATGGCGATGGTAAGACAGCAGCAAGCACGATCATTAGCCGTGCAAGCTCACAGCAGGACGTTCCTGTTAGAAAAGAGTGGTCACCTAGCTCCTCTTCCATAGGCCCAAATGGTGAGAAGATTTACCAGTACACAAATGAGACCTACACAATCGGTAAGCTCAAGGGTGTATCAAAGAAAGATGGTGGGGAGGTAAGTGTAAATAGAGACCCCAAGAGTGGACGGCTCTATTATCTGCAGAAGGACGAGTCTACAGGCAAGAAGGTGAGGGTATACACAACAGAAGATGCCTTCGATAGCCTTACAACAAAGACCCGTACCCAGAGGTCTACCAAAATGGCAGAGAGGGAGGATGCTTTCGAACTCACATCCGGTGGTTCTAAAGAAAACCCCGGCTATCCGATGGAGAAAGTATACGCCACCTATGCTAACAACATGAAGGGCCTCGGAAACAAAGCCCGTTTAGAGTGGCTTAAGACTCCGAATCTTGAGTACAGTAAGGAGGCCCACGAGAAGTATAAGGAAGAGGCGGCCTCCCTGGATCGCAAATTAGATACCGCCCTCATGAACGCTCCTAGAGAGCGCCAGGCCCAGCTTATTGCTAACCAAACCATGTCATTGAAGAGGCAGGACAACCCCAATATGACTAAGGAACAGGAAAAGAAGTATAAAGGCCAGGCTTTGAATGGAGCAAGAAAAAAGGTGGGCGCGTCCAAGGAACGTATCGACATTAGCGACCGTGAATGGGAAGCTATACAGGCGGGGGCTATTTCTGAGAGCAAACTACGTCGAATTCTGGACAATACAGACCTCGACAAGCTTAAAGAACGTGCAACACCCCGTCAAACTAAGACTATTAGCTCTTCTATGCAGGCCTTAGCTAAAAGTATGGCTTCTTCTGGTTACAGCACAGCTGACATTGCTAATAGATTGGGCATTTCAGCATCTTCTGTGTATAACATTACGAAATGAGGTGATTGAAATAGCTAATTGTATGCTTACAACAATTGACAATCCTTTCAATCCGTTCACACAGTTTGATGCATGGTACGAGTTTGACATTGAACACCAGTACCTTACATGTGAATGGCTTGATCGTTTTCTTAAAACGTCTTCTGTGTTTGATGAAGAAACAATTAATGAAGACGTTGACAATGCCATTGACGACTTTCTTGCATTCAATCCTTATGGAAGACACATGAAAGTCTATGAAGATGAGGCAGATCGCCTGATTCCATTGGCCAATGCTGCCTTTAACAATGGCCTTAATGCTTAGTACAAGCACATCCTGGGCCGTTCAATAGTTTCTTTTTGAACAGGGGACGGTCTAATGCGTTTGTTACCCATGTCGATTTGAAAGGCCATTAGTGCTTTTCAGGTCAACATTCATACTATTTCCTCCTATCTTATAGATCCTCAACCAGCAGTTCGTTGCGTTATTTGTGGTTTTAAACTACAAAGCGTAGCGAACTGTTCGGGAGAGGTCAAACAGTGGGGGGAGGGGGGTCGCAAAAATACCACCCCCTCATGCAT